ATTGGGGAGTAGATTATCACTTATAGGCGTGGTCTAAAATCCTAGAACCACATCAGTTATTGTCTTGAAAAAATTAAGCTTAGAAGATTTTATAAAGAAATCTAGGATTGTTCACGGTGATAAATATGATTATTCCGAATCCGTCTATAAAGGCGCACTTCAAAAAATTAAAATTATATGTCCTACACATGGCGCATTTGAACAGATTGCAAATAATCACTTGCAAGGAATGAATTGCCCAAATTGTGCAAATACAGATAAAGCCAAGCCGAAAAAAAACCTAGATTCTTTTTTAAAAAAAGCTAAAACTATTCACGGTGATAAATATGATTATTCCGAATCTGTCTATAAAGGCGCACAGAAAAAAATTAAAATTATATGTCCTACACATGGCGCATTTGAACAAGTCGTAAATAATCACTTACATGGCTCTGGTTGTTCACGCTGTCCAAGAAAAAAAAGAGCTACAAAAAAGCCTAATGTTTAAAATTAGGCATTCGTGCAACCCTCATCATAAATCCATAATTTCGGATTACTACCTATACGCATAGAAATAACCCCTGTGCCTTTCGTGTTACTGATCACACCCAAATCATAGGCGCATTGTTTTTCTGTAATCTCATGACCTTTTTTTAACATTCGATTGACCACACCTTTTGTATATGGTCTTTTCTTTTCATTCTTTGCATCAATGACACACTGTAAAACTTGTTGTTGTCTTTCTGATAACTGAACCATATTAAGCTCCAAGTAAATCAAAGGCTTTTTGACCTAACTGATCGATTTCATTAAAGCCCTGTTTGGTTTTTGAGAACTGCGGGAATGAGATAAATCCATTTCCCTTTACAAAATTGAATTTAGAAACAATTTCATAAGCTTCAATATAGATTTTATTTGTAATTTCAAAATCCACAAATTGATAGGTCCATGCTGCACCTTTGCGATATTGGTGAAGTTTAATCAACCCTTTGGATTCAAGCTTTCTAGCCAAACTCAAACGTTTAGCTGAAGATTCACACGGTACATAAAACAAAGTAAATTGTTTTAAACGAAGTTTGTCATCATCATAGCGATTAAAACAAAAACGGTCTGATTCAGCCTTATCAATAATGCTTTTAGCTGCTACAGCACACATTCCACGTAATATATCTTTTTCATCCATGATCGCAATAATCCTTTAAAAATGCCGCTATATCTACCATGTGAATATCTTCTTTAGCATCCTTTTTTTCAAAAACTGTGCCTTCAGGATCTACATTAAATAAAGCACACAAACGGTACGCTACAGTGCTGCCACAACCAACCATGCTCATGACATGTACCCAGTTCTTTTTTGTTTTTAAGACTTTTGATGCACGTAATACTCGAAAAAACAATTCTTTCGGATCATGCTCAACAAAACGTCCTTTTTCCAATTCAATAACAATTCGCTGACTTTCCCTTAATGCTTTATTTTCCAACCATAGTTGGTGCATTTCTTCTGGATAGACTTCACGGCGACCACTAGGCGACATAGGACTGACAACACGTTCAACTTCCATGCGCTCAACGGCTGCGGCTGCACGGGCATAACTCCAATATAATTTACGCTGTAATACTGAAACACTGCCGCCATTAATGGTCTTGTATGCTGTTTCTACTGCCAATTGGTAATCATGTTCTGGTAAATCATAGTTTTCAAATGTCATGTTTATTTACTCTATGTTATTGCAGCGAAAATCATCCGATATGCTGTCAAAAAAGCTACTATTCCATTCCCCATCTTCTTTTTTAAATGCAATTTGTTTTTCATGATCCTTTTTGACAAACTCTTTTGCAGATTCTTTAAACTCAGAAGCCATGTAATTTAAATGATAAAGAACTGTGTTTTTTTCATCTTGATCTTTAAAACCAAGTTCAGGTACTTGGTTAAACAGGTAATTGGCTGAAAGTTTACATGCCAAAACAAACCCTTCAGGGATGGCTTGAGTTTTAGCAGCTAACCATGCATCCCATGCAGGTTTTTGAAATTTATCCTCATCATCAAATGGCAGATTATTTTCATACCAATGCTTTAAAAAAGCTTTGCGTTCTTTTTGAAGATCCATCAAACCACCTCACATAAGCTTTTAATAACGCTTTCAGGTAAATCTATCTTTTCAGCTTCATTTTCATAGCAGAAAAAAGGGCTTTCACTATGGATCTCATTGCAGCAAATCATATCGCCTTTGAACTCGCGCACACGCCCATAAATTTCAACCTCATCACCACAAGCAGGGACAAATTTCGCTTTAACAATGTCATTTAGATGAATATGCTTATTTTGATCACAAGACTTAGATTTGACGGTATAAGCCCCATCTAATCCCAAAACTAAAACATCCTTGTCCTGTAGGACTATTCCATTACACACGGGATGATAGTTAAATTTCTCCCACAAGCCATTTGCAGGACCAGGTAAACAATCAACCATTGGGAATGCAGATTTACGCTGATAAATCCAAAGTTCTGCATTGAAAATAATTTCTTGCGTTGTTGTATTGCTAGATTTAGTCATGCCCTTACTCCTTTTAAGCATGGAAGTTCATCAATAAACTCCATTACAGCCTCCGCATTTCCACCTGAGTAATTAAAGTGATCTGCTGTCAGTTCTCCTTCACCATCCTTTTTTGATGCCTCAAATAAATCTCGTTTAGTGCCTTCCGTGAACTCAATAAACCATTCACTTTCACATTCAGAGTTACCACGTACCCATTCAATTTTTATAAAAGGAATGCCTTTCTTATTAAGAGCTGATTTAATTTTTCTAATGCTCATTCCCTTGCCCCTGTGCTTCTTGTATTGCATCCACCCAACTTTCAGCATCCAACATGTGTTTAATTGCTTTAGTTAGCTTTGCTTGAGCCATATCCGCATAAGTTTTAGAAGTTAGTCCTTTTCTAATTTCATCATGACAATTGCGTAATTCAGACAATGCATTTTTAATATCGTTCTGTGCCATTTCAGAACTTTTTTTGATTAATTTACTCACTTTCTTGACTCCCTTCACCATCAATAGAACAAGAATCAAGGTGTAAGCTCATAATTTCAGTACCAACATCATATTTAGAATCACCACAATCTACATCTTGTTGAGTAACAACATGCTCAACGGTATGACCTGATTTAGCCAACACAATGCCATAGCCCACTTGATGAAAATTACCATCACTGCTTGGATCTAACCCTTGATCAGCAAGACGTTCACTAAAAGATTCAATAGCACATTCAGCTTCATGTTTTGCTTCAGCTAAGGTGTTGTGAACTTCATAATTTTCACCATCATTGGAAAAATAGCCTTTAACCTCATCACGGCGAACAATCAAAAATTCTTCGTTTTCTACTTGCTGTAACCAACCCAGCGTACAATCTATTAATTCTTTAAAATTAAGCTCTGGCGTTTGTTCACCATTATCACTTTTCAAAGAAAATTGCATGTTATCAACATCAATTTCCTGTTGTTCCAAAACAGCGACCAAGCCATTAATAACTGTTTTTGCCACTACCGCATTGACTGAAAACTTATCCATTTTGCACCTCAAGATTTTTAAAATACTTTCTAATTGATTCAATAATTTGACGTAACCACTTACGTTCCCGCGCCTGTCTAGTCCTTGAAAAATTACTAATCAAATAATCAATGATTTCTGGATCTGTTATAAAATCCTCTACCCTTTCAACCCAATGCGCGCCCCAATAGGCAGTCCATGCATGATCCCAACATTGAATTGTCACCTGTGACCTACATTCGCCATACCAGACAACAAACAGATTGATTGAATCCACCCCATCTTGCGATGGGATGTGATGGGTTCTGACTTCTTTAACTTGCATCTTGTTGTTCCTGTGCTTTGATTGCATCCTTGTAATCACGCCATAACTCCCACTTTTTTTTATGCAAATGTTCCTTGTATACTTTTTCTATAGTTTCGACCCAAAAAGGATTAGTTTCATTACCTAGTGGACTATTAACTCGTTCAAGAGCCATAGCTTCGGCTATTTCTCCAGGCAATTCTTTTTTCACCAAAACAAACCCTTCAGGAATGGCTTTCGCTTCTTGCCACTTCTTACGCTCATAAAGCTCACCAAGTTTCATTGCTTTAGCAACAAGCATTTCCAATTCTTCTGATTCACCATTATCAAAGTAATGTTTTTCAGACATTGATTCCGAAATTTGAGTGATTTCAGCATCCAAAAATTCAGTATCATCTATAGTTACAGCTTCTTGACCAAAAACACTGCGGGCTTGTGCCAACACTTCTCTTTCAAGTATTTGTGCAAAGTCATACACATAAGCATTTAAATCTAGTTCGCCATTTACCTGGTCTTTTAGCTTAAATCCGCTTGCAAGTGCCAATTCTTTAATTCTTGAAATTTCCATTTATTATTTTCTCCGTGCCTTAAAGGTTTTTGCACTTGCTAATCGACCTTGCATTTCTGAAATACGCGCATTCAAGGCTTTTACTTCCCGATTTTTTTCCTCTAAAACACGCTGATTTTCAGTTAATTTCTGGGTCAATTCTGTGATCAACTTAGAATTTTTTACTTTTTCATCTTCTAAATTACTTAGATAAGATAACTGTACTAACTGTTCACCCGATGCAATTAGACTCATCCGAACTTTTACTAAAGTTAGATATTTAACTGTCCCTACAATCTGATCTTTCATCAGCTTCTTAACTGCTTCAGAATGTTTACAATATTCTTCTAAGCGCAAACTCGCTTCAGCATAGATTTCCTTTAATTCATTAAAACTCAATAAATTAATATCAACCTTGCCACGCTTTTTAACTACAATTTTCGGCTTAGAGTCTGGTTGAGTGTAATCTACTAAGCCCGCTTGATTGTCGTACCATCCATTGACCATTATTTGATACTCCATTCACCATTACACCAACCATCTTCATAATCGACATTGGGTTTTTCCACCTGAACAGCGACACACTGAACATCAGACCAATTCATATTGTTTGCAGCCCAATCATGAATTTCATATTCTTCAGACTCAAACAATGGCAAAGTGTCATCACGTAAACTTTCTGCTATATCCCCCTCATATTCTTTAATGGCGTAATAAGCAGCACGGTGACGGGCGATAAATTCAACGGGTACAGCCCATTGACTTTCATCTGCCATAGTTACCACCATGCATTTACTGAATAACGCATGTTCAACCACTTCTTCACAGCTTTCTAAGTCGAAATGATATTCATTATGTTCATTTTCCTTTTGCCATTGCTCACATGCAGCAGCTTCGCATTCTGCTTCAATAACTTGACTTTTTTGCTCAAGATGCAAAGTTTCGCCGTTCTGATCAACAACACGCTCGTCCCACATTAATTTAAATTTCTTCATCACGATTTCCTTTTTAAAATTGATTTACTTCACGCCAACGATGCAAAAGGCACGGCGAATGGCATCATCTTTTGAGTATGTTTTTTGATTGACTTGGCATTGCTGCATATTGGCTTGTGGGATCTTTTCAACTGCTACAGACTTGTCACCGTTATCACTAAAAGTAACAACCAAAACTAAATAAACTGTACTAATCATGATGGTAGGACCTCCATCGAATGACGTTTAAAGAACGCTTTTACTTCGTCTACTGAACGCGTGATGACTTCACGATCTGTATTTGGGATATAGCAATGCACCACTTCATCCAGTTCAGTAATGTAGCGAATAGCTTGAGCGCAGTTATTAAATTGACATAGCGGTTGATCAAACCACGCTTGGTTATAAAACATTTCTTTTTTATGTTCTTCATCAGAACCCGCCCAACTAACTACCACAATATTGTCATGACGACTTTTACATCTTGGTTCACTAGGTCTGTAAGGTGAAAAATTTAAATCATTTTTCATACGGCGCACGGCTTTGTATGCTATTTCTTCTGATTCAGCGGGGCGCAGATCAATTTCATCATCGTAACTGCACTGCACCGCCCATTTTATCTTTTCAGGCTGATTACATAGCGGCATCAACAAAACAAAGGCATCGCTATATTCGCTATATTTAAAATCAACAAATGCTACCGTTTCTGTACCAGTTGGATAAATAGATCCTCTTAAAACACCCAGTATTTGTGCCATTTCGTTCACCGTATTTAAATACTTGGTATCAAAATATGGGTAACTACTTAATTCAACTTTTTCAGGCTTGGCAATAACAACCTTTTGCCAATCTATAAAACTATCCCAGTGCTGAATAAAAGCTTCGTATGCACCATAACAATGCTTAATCTCTAATAAGCCTTTCTTTTCATTAGCATCAAAACTTAACTCGCAATAATAACGATCAAAATTTTCAACTTTCTTTAAAAAACTCTCTACATGCGGCAATGGAATATGGACCTTAAATTCTGGATCTATATCCAATTTTGAGCAAAATAAAATATGACTGTTTGTTGCAATGATATGACCTTTTTCAATTGCTAAAACTTCAAGATTTGGTCGTAAAAAATCATCTCTCGAAATCGCTAAAGAAGCGGCTTTTAATAATGCAATTGGTATTAAAAATTTCTGTATTCCCATGACTACACCTGTGGTTTTGAATCTAAAATTTGCTGTAAACGAAATTGCTCAACGTCATACACGTATCGCTTGCCTTCGTAATAATTAATACTTGCATCTGTAGTGGCTTTCTTTTGCTTATCTGCGGCATCGTCTGACGACCAAACAAAATGATTGTGAATAGACTTAACTTTTTCGTGATAGTCCTGTACATGGGCGTACATCTGCTGTTTAACGTGTTTGAATGAAGCCCAAGCAAATGATTGATAATATTCACTACCACCCGCACGTAAATATTGACCTTCCTTATCCCACCACTGATAAAATTCAGCTTTCCATGTTTCTTCCAGTTCAACTGCATCAAAAGGTAAAACACGAACATCACCCACATTGCACATAAATGGATTATCTGTACTCAACAAACGACCAAAAACATAACCATCTTCAACCCGATCAATTACCGCTGATCCTGTAACGTGTTTATCTGAAAACTCAGTAGCCGATGACGATACATAATCAACGTAAACACGCTGACCAACTTGTAAGCTGCTCATATTGGATCACCTATAATTTGAACTGACGGGCTTAGACCATATTCCCTGATAAATTTCATTCGATTTTGCTTTGCTTCCCATTCAAGGCGTTGTTTTTCTAATTCTTCTAAATCAACGGTTGCTTCGATATAACCGCTTAGCATTTCACAAGATTTTTTAATCCCTAAATGTTCAATCAAATCATCAATACGCTGTTTTTCTTGAATCTCTAAAGGGTATGCATGGCGTATATCATTCAAGCCCACACAAAAACCCATCATCACGCGTGTATCTTTTGACAACGTTGGATCGTAAATACTGACTTGGACTGTATTCCCAGTGATATTTTCAACAACGTAAATCCCTTTGTTATGTGGTCGCCATTGCTGTGTTATACAAACAATGTCATTAGTTTTAATTTCTTTTTTCATCCTTAAATACCCAATAGAAGAATATTTAAGAATAATACACTTTATTTATTCCAAAAAGAATAATTATTCTTATTTTTATTCTTTTACAGTCCAAAAAAAAGCTTATCCATGTGATAAGCTTAAATTTAGTAAATAAATCTTATTATTTTTTATCGTATCCAACTCTATAAAGATCTTCTTTCCAATTCTCAACATTAACCGCGTTACCAAGCAGGACTAATAATCTCTTTTCAAAATCTTCATAGGTTTCACCCGCTACAGCATACTTGCCACTAAAAATAGCGTCATGTGCAAGTTTATTAGCAAACAATGGAATCTGTTTTTCACTCAATGCCATATCTTTTATTGGCTTCTGTGCTTCATCCTTCAATCTAAATCTAAATGAGAACCCTATGATGCTACGCCCCTCTTTATGTTGATCATAATCGACTACAATATCTGTCGATTTATTAATCTGTTTTAGGCTGCTTTCAATTACTTTGGTTTTGAATGTATCTATACGCGGGTAATCATTTTCACCAAGACCTAATTTTCTTCTAAATTCATTGAGTTCAAACATTGGCGTTTTATTTATTTTGCGCCACTGGATGATCAACTCGTAAATGCGGATCGCATATTTACCTGTCAATTGGCTAACTTGCTTCATTTGATAACTTGTAAAACTTTCCTCTAGTTGAGTCACTAGAGGAATTACATCATTTGTAAAAATCATTTCAACAATTGCTGAATCATCTATATAACTAACTTTCTGTACCCATCGTGATTTAGATTTCTTTTTATTGCCTGTTTCTGTGTCAATCTCAATATAGCTAAACTGACGACTAAAAATACTATTACTGGCGTTTTTAAGAGCTTCATACGCTGAATTTTTACTAACTTTAAAGTGTTCCATGTAGTCAGTAGCATGGATTCTTAAAACAGTTTCAGAATTAATGCTCTTTTCTAGCTTTCTCGCTTTTATAATTGCTAACAAAACCAATCTTTGCTCTATTGTTTCTAAGTTATATGATGCATTGATCAAGGCGTTATCTTTTACAATTAATTCGTTCATTCATATTACACCTATATTTTTATAGGTGGTATTACACCATGTTTTTTAATAGGTGTAAATAGCACGGAAAAAGGTGGGGTATAGCACGGAAAAAGGTGGGGTATAGCACGGAAAAAGGTGGGGTATAGCACGGAAAAAGGTGGATAATGTCCTCTGTATGCCTTGTATAGCAATAGTTTCAGACCTCGTAAAAGTATATAAAAGTATATAAAATTAATAAAAAGAACTCAAAGACTGTGGATAACTTATAAAAAACCTATAAAAATCATATTACGTTATGAATTTAAAAGAGAAATAATAAAATACTGTATTAAAATCTAGTTTTAGCACGGAAAAAGGTGGGATATAGTTTTTTAGAAACGTAAATTTAATTAAAAAATCAACAAATGAATAAAATACTTCTTAAAAAACAGTAGAAAAAATAAGGAAAAATATAATTTATGTTTAGCACGGAAAAAGGTGGGATATACCAAAATAGTAACAATCCATTGATTACAAAAAATTAAACTTTAAAATATTTTTAAATTTTTAAAATTACAGTTTTATTGCATGTCTGTTTACATCATTACTGAACTAGGAAAGGAAAAACGTTGTTCTGGGTGCAACGAATACTATCCTTTTGATGAAGAATTTTTTTATAAAAATGGCTATAAAGATTACAAGCAACAATGGTCAGCACTATGTAGAGCTTGTTATGTTGAAAAATATAGAAATAAATAGTTACTCCAAATTTTCAATATTATTCTTAACTTCAGGATGTTCTAAGGAATAAGTTTTTAAAGCTTCCTTCATCTGGTCAGCCGTTTTCTCCATAGCCTTCTCTGCTAATTCATCAGGATTGTGTGTAAATGTTTTACTAAAATCATCATTTGGTAAAACAGATATGGAAGAAAAAAGTTTTAAAAAAAAATTAATCATCTCTCTCTCAAAAATTTATATCGAAGTCATTAAATAAATAACCTCGATATTTTTCAAAACCAAGTAAACAAAAACTATAAATATGATAATTCATATTTATGATTAAATAAAAATTAAATCCCGTTAGCATGTGCATTTATAGCTTCATGTATTGAGTCATATACCTCATGTTCATCTTTAAATTGATTAAGATCTAATAACCCTTTAGATACGGCGTACCGTAAAGGAAAATTATTAAAAATCATATTCTCCTTTTTCACCAGAATTAACATGCCCGCACAATACATTTCATTTTTAAGTGTAGTCTGATATTTATCTCTAACATCTATAAAATGCGGATCAGATTCTAGCTTTTGACGTTCTGTACTGATTTCTTTAAATGAATGACCATCTTCAGCCATGCATTGCAAAATTTCTTCTATTTCGCTTTGTGCTTCTCGATATTCATTGTAAGCATCATAATCAACGGTTTTATGACATGAAAAAGATCTATCCTGTTTAGTAACATGGTTAAATCTTTCTTTTAATCCCTCTGGGTGTAGATATGTATTCCCTTTTTTAAAGGGACAATCTTTACATGCTTTCTTTAAATTAAATGTATTACACATAACTTATACCTGTTTAAATTCAACTACCCATACCCAGTTATTTTGTTCATGTGCCATATCACCATAAACACTATTCCATAATTGAAAAAATTCATGACGTGGACAATTCATTGATTTGTGTTCAATGCCTTCTGACAACGCATCTTTTACAGATATATCTGTAAGCCGTTCTACACGGACATTAGTAATTTCTAGCAAAATACGTGATGCCCAACGCGGCATATGGATTGAAGGTTTCCAAGAAAATCCAGATTTGGATAAATGAAATCCTTGCTTATAAATTATTGATAATTCCTGATCATTTGGGTGATTTAATTTATTAACTTCACTATGTCGATAAGCGGTTTCAGGAACGATTGCGAAAGTTTCCCTCACCCAAAGCTGATCACCTACACGACCAAAAGGACAGTTCCTATTGGTAAAATTATGCATTGTTTCAGCATAGTCAGAACCTATACCATACATATAACCTTTCCAATGAAATCCTGTGTTTTCCTTAAAAGTCGGTTGTGGATTTATAATTCTTCGCGTTTGCGTCTTACGACCTTCTAAAATTGCTTTGACCATTTGAGTATTAAATAAAATCGGGCGTTCTTTCATTTTGTTTTCCTAACTAAAATCATAAATATGATTTTATGATTTATCATATTTTAAAGCAATCTTTAAATTTCTCTCAATCTCTTTGATTGCCTGACGTACAGCAGTTATCCCGTATTTTAGAATGGAATAACGTTTATCTTTTTTTGCATTACATAACTGGCGCAAGGCAAACGGCGTAATACCCATTCGCTGTGCAAGTGCTATTTGTCGTCCTTGTTTTTTACTCATCCATTTTTTCATGAAGCGCAACAAATCAATCGCCCGTTTTTCATCACGTTCAATTTTGAATTTCTGTACTTTAATTCGATCCATTTCAAGCAATGAAAGACCATAGACCGCAATACGATTTCTAAATGCTTGTCGCTTCACATTTAAACGCCGTGCCAATTCTGATAAACGCCCTCTACGCTTTCCGATCCATTTTTCAAGCGTGATATGAAATTTAAGGCGATAACCCAGCATTTAAAAAAACTCAATTTCGTTGGCTTGGGCTGTGCGATAACCTTCCCAATCGCAATTTACAACGATAATTCGATTCTTTTCCGCAAAGCGGTCCTTCGCCCGTGCGCCTATAATTTCTTGCAATTGATCAAATGGTACGTTTGAAGTGATGATAGTCGGCAAACGGCGTTTATATCGTTCATCAATGATCATCATATACGCTTCAAATAAATGCTCACTTTGCGACACACTACCAATGTCATCAATACACAAAAACGGCACTTTAATTAACTTAGCCATAAGTGCTTTATATGTGGATTCACTATCTTTACGCCATGTTGCATAAATTTCAGCATTGAGCTTTGCTTCAGTGATAAATAAGCATTTGTATGTGGCATTAAATGTTATATCGTTGGGATCTAAGCTATCGCATTTCACAGAACGTAAAACAATGTTCTGCATCAAAATACTTGCCATGACTGTTTTACCTGTCCCCATGTCCCCAGTTAAATAAATATTCTGGTGTCCTTCTGTTGTTTTGGACTCAAACATAGATAAAACATACTGTTTAAAACGATCATAAATACGCGTTTGCTTTTCACTTTTGACTGTTTTTGCAAGTTGTTTAAAAGTGCCAAAACTATTGACGGGTAATTCAGCCTTTTTACATTCCTGTTTGATCCGTTCATCCATTTTAGTTTTAAGTTGTTCTGCCATTTCTTCAGTACGACATTCAGGACATTGAACATGTTTAGAAATCACTTCAGGTACTTTAACGATCTGATCACCATGTTTTAAACACGATATAGGCACTTCAACCAAATCAATAAAACCAAAATCCAATTTTTTAACCTGGTTTTCAATCGTCTTTTTTGCTTCTTGCTGTTCACAATAAGGGCAGTTTTTATTTAATTCGCTCTCAAACTTGAAATAACCGCCATGCGTTTCACACTGAAATTCTTTTTTAGAAACATTAACCATAGTATTCATATCAAAACCCTTCCAGATCAATAGCGGCTTGTTGTGCGATTTTTTGCAGTCTTTCAGCATCAAGTTGTTTAACCTGACTTGCTTGTGCTTGAACGTTGGTAAAACGGCTGAAATCTTGCTTAGATTTTACTTTAGGGGTATGAGTAGGTGCTGCGGGTAGATCAATAAACCCATTTGCTCTTAAACGCGCTCTATGGGCATTTTGCCCCGCTTTGGATGTATGAATTTTGTTGAGAAAAACAATAAAATTTAATAACCGCTTGTGTGGTGTTAAATTTTTAAATTGAGAATGATTTAAATTAAAATCAAGCAAATAAGCGTCTAGTTGTGCTTGCGTTGAAACTACATTAGACAACATCGACATATTTAATCTTGCTTTCACAACTGGATCGTCAATTTTTAAAGGAAAGCGATTTATGATTTCCTGTTTTTCAATTTTTTTCTGTTCTTCGCTATTACTAATAGTATTTCTTGAATCATTATATTTATTAGTGTCGCTTTCTCCGTTTACGGAAAAACCGTTAGCGGTTTTATCATTTTCAGCATCAAAATTCATATTGTTTTCCTGATCAAACATTTCAAAGTCAAAACCCAATTGAGCATTTTCAAGATGCTCTTTTTGTTGTTCAGTAGCAGCTTTAGAATCACCGAGTTCTAAGGAAGGTTTTTGCTGATCTGGACTTTCAAATATTTGATAAATAACTTCACCAAATTGACCGTTCTGGCTCTTTAGTTGAGTTCGCTTGACATAGCCCAGTGATTCAAGTCGTTTCAACATATTGCGTATTGCATCACGCCCATCTTTACCGCGCTTTGCTAGTGCTTCAATGCAGACACGATGGTAATTACTCCAACTTAATAAATAAGTGAGTAACCCAAGATCAGAAAATTTTTCGATATTTTTGTCATGCATGGTTTTATTTGAAATCATGCAATAAGGATTTTCTTTATTGTGCAAATCCCTAAACACAGTTACACGCTTTGCAGTTTCAAGCTGCAAAGCAATAGACATATCTGTCATTCTGTTTTCCTGAAAATAAAAATAAAAATAAAAAATAAAACTTACTTATTTGACTTCATCTAACGTGAAGCAAATGTCTTGAGCTAAAACAGATTTTTTGGAAATTTCCTCTAATTTCTCTGCACGATGCAGCGGCAATGGCAATTGACCCTTGAGATACTTGCAAATACTAGGTTGTTTAACTTCGAGATAAATTGCCGCTTCAGTTTGATTTTTGAAGTAAAGTCCAATGGCGATATTTAAGCGCAATATCTTATCTATCACTGAATTTGGATACTTTTTAACCGTTTCATCAATAGGAAACCGTTCCAATAACTCTATACGCTGCTGATCTGTAAAATTTATAACAGTTAGCATACAAATTATTCCTAAATATTGTGTATAGAGAATAATATTATTCAAATAAGAATAGAAATTCAATATTAAAGAATTATTTTCCTAAATTCTTAATTATAGTTTTTAGGGAATTTTAAGCATAAAATTAAGCAAAACACATGCTTAATAGTATTTTTATTTAAGCGAGTTTATTAGACAGTATGAATATTGAGGCTTTTATGACCAACCAGAATAATATAATTGACGATAAATCACCCCTTACATTTGATATAGATGATCTTCCGAATACGACAGGCGATAGATTGCAATTAGTATTAAAAAAACAGAATATACAGCAACACGAATTGGCTGAAATGCTTGGTACTAAGCAATCTACAATTAGTAAAATATGCGGTAATATCACTAAAAATAGTAAATATTTACCAGATATTGCCAATGTATTAAATATAGATATTAACTGGCTAATTCATGGCAAAAGCAAAAATAGTGAAAATAATTGGCAAAGTGGTTTGCACCAACAAAAAAATAAATTTATTCTTATTGGAATGCATGGTGACAAAGATTCTACAAGTGAAGAATCACCAGATATGAACCCTAATAAGGAAAATAAATTAATGTTTGACAACGATCTGATACCAGAAGGAAAAACGGCAGACGATATTGAATTTTTCATTGTGAAAGATACAGCAATGGATAAAGTAGCAAACGTAAACGCGCGAGTAACGTATGATAAAACAGATACTTCTGTAATTTCTGGGAAATTATACGCAATCCAATTTGGTGAATTAGCACAATTGCGTTATTTATTTTTGATGCCAAATAAACGAGTTAGAATTGGGGCAGAAGATAAAGAAAATTATCCTGACGAAGTTGTGGACCTAGATCAAGATGACTTTAAAATTTTAGGGAAAATCATCACAATTACAAATATTGTGAATTAAAATCTAATCAAACTCGAATAAGGCAGAAATTTCTGCCTTTTTTTATTCCTGTAAATTCCTGATTTCTTATAAATAAACCCATTAATGAAATGAATTTGCAATTTGTTAACAAAAAATAACCAATTAAACTCACGTTTTAATGCATTAAAAAATTCCTTAATATTCCCTATTGCATTTATTGGGAATAAATTTTATTCTTTTGGGAATAAATTTTATTCTTATTGAATGGTGAGCAGTATGTTAGCAATTATTCAGAATCTTCTAAGCAAGTTCCCAATTATCATCAAAAACTTAGCCCTTTTCTTGATCTTAACTTTTGTTGCTTTTCAGACTTTAATCATGTGGGTTGACGCTTCTGAAATTGAAGAACAAGGGCGTTTAGATGCAAATGAGAAATATATCAACTTAATGAAGTAATTTTTTTTCGATTGTAAATATGATTTTTCATAAAATCATATTTATGACTATTAATATTATCAAGGGTTTAAATTATGGAAAACGTTCAGAACCAACCAAAAATCATGCAACAATCACAATCTCGCATTCCTGCAATTTATTTAGCTATTCATGCTATTCAGGCACATTTGGCAAAAGTTGGGATCGCTAAATCACACTCAACAAAATCAAACAAGAACAAAGGTAATTCTAATTTTCAGGATTACAATTTTCGTAGCGTGGATGATATTTACAACGTTGTCACACCCCTACTTACTGAAAATAATATTGTGTGCATTCCTGATGTTAAATCTACAAATGTTGAAAAACTTGTAGATAGTTATGGGAAGGTATCTCACCACACGCATATTGAAGTTGAGTACAAATTTTTAAGTATCCTTGATGAAAGTTTTGTCACAGTTACAATGGCGGGGGAAGCAAAAGACTCAACGGATAAAGGAAGTCAAAAAGCTTTATCCAACGCTCATAAGTATTGTTATATTCAAATGTTTAGCATCCCAACTAAATCATCAACAGATATAGAGCAATCTAATCAGTATTATGACAATAACAACCAACAAAGTTACAACTACAGTCAGAACGCGCAATATCAGCAGTCAGCAAAACAATTCTCACCAAAATAGAAATTTAAACTCTGTTACTGATGAACAATTGTCCCAGTTTATTGAGATCTTACGTCTTGCCAACATTTCTTTTGAGCGTTTTCTTAAAAAGCGCAAAATTACGCGTGATCAAATTACACCAGAAATGTTATTAGAAGAATCCAAACAATGTTACAAGTACATTGAAAAGATTGAATATAGCAAAAAACAGCATCATTAATATGATTTTATGATTAACTTTATTTGTGATTTTATGATTATATGAGTAAACTAAACAAACCCGTGAAGCATGGCACGATGACATGTAGCATTAAATATCAGTGCCAATGCACAAAATGCAAAAACATTAAAGCAATTTTGCTACAGCATATCGCCAATTATGCAAGAACACATTTAGGAAAAACGAATGACTAAATATATTTCCGTATTACAGCTCAAGGGTGGGGTTGGTAAAACAACAATCGCAGCAAATCTTGCGGGCTATTTTCTTTCTAAGAGTAAAAAAGTGTTGGCGGTTGACGCAGACATGAAGCAAGGTACTTTATCAGCTTGGTCAAGCATGGTTGAAGATAAAAACTTTCAATCTGGATCTACATTTTCATTAAGTGAGCTAATTAATCTTTTAAAAGAATCTGATGAAAAATTTGATATTGTTATTGTGGATCTACCTCCACGCTTAGAAGATCTTGCGCGTTCTAGTCTTTTATTTAGTGACCTGGTACTTTTGCCTGTTACTACTTCAGCACCCGATTTCTGGGCAGCAAGTGATATTTCAGAATTAATTGAAGCTGCAAAATCTGAAAAGCCCGATATTAAATTACGTTTAGTTTGGAATAAATTCAAACCAACAAAACGCCGCTTAGAATTAAAAGATCAAGTGAATAAAGAGCTTGGTCATGATGAAATCAAACAGCCATTATCAGATTATATTGCATATTCTGATGTTATGGGGATGGGTACTTGGGTGGGGGCATATAACCATCCAAAAGCGAAAAGTGAATTTCTTGAATTTTCAAAAGAAATTGAAAAGTTAATTAAGTAAATTGGAGTGAAAATATGGCGGGTAAAAATATCGCTATTGCAAAACCAAACAAAAGTAGCCGCTTTGACAATGCGGCTACTTTTGCAAGCAACACGAATGCACCGCATGAGAATGTTGCAGCAAAAGGTGTTGAAAGCCGCACAGATACATATCGTGAAGTTTTTGACGCACCCGAATCAATGAAACAAGATATAAAAGCTTTTTTAGCAACTCCAAATTGCCAGTTTAAATATAAAAAAGATTTTATTATCCAGTGTATTCAAGATGGTTTAAAAAAATACGGGAAATAATCAATAGGGCATTTATGCCCTTTTATTATAGTGGTGATATGAAAAAAGCAATCGGCTATGTCCGTGTTAGTACAGCTAAGCAAGTCACGGACGGCGTATCTATTGACGCACAAAAAGAAAAAATAGCGGCTTGGTGCAATTTAAATGATTATGAGCTAGTCCATATTTATGAGGATGCAGGGCTATCAGGAAAAAGCGTTGCACATCGTAAAGACTTACAAGAAGCCCTATTAGCTCTTAATAAAGGCATGGCTTTTGTATGTTATAGCTTATCGCGTGTAAGCCGAAAACTTGAGGACATGTTAAAGATTAGCAATCACATCAAAGACACTGGTGCTGACTTAATTAGCTTATCTGAACGTATTGACACAACAGGTTCATCGGGTCGCATGGTTTTCAATATGCTTGCTGTTATTAATGAATTTGAACGCGATGTTATTAGCGAGCGTACAAAAATGGCGATGCAACATTTAAAAGACAATAACAAAGTGTATTCACACATACCATACGGATTTAACAATGAGAACGGGTATTTAGTAGAGAACTTTGACGAACAACAAGTTATCAAAAAAATGCATGAGTTTTTAAAAAAGGGATATGGACACCGAAAAATTGCCACACAACTAAATAAACAGAATATAAAGTCCAAACATGGCGGCATTTGGTATGCAAAAACAGTAAAAGCAATTTTAGATAGAATTTAAATTCTTTTTGGAATGGTTTTATAGCTTATTTAGAATAAATATGCTATAATCTATTGATTTATAACAATAATTTAGCCTAAGTTTTATTCATTTTAGAATATTTTATTTAAATATTATTCTTTATGTTATAATTTAAATCCCCATTAGATTTATGTCGGAATAAAAATGAAACCACCTGTACTCTGTATAACTCGTGAAGAACTTGACGCACAAAATATACCTAAAAATAATGCTTACGGTATTTATTCTTTTAATATGTCGATAGTAAATAAAAGCAGCTTCCATTTTTTAAATCGAGAAGTTGCAGACCGTAATAATGATGATGAATATAAAAAAGTAGGGGAGTTATTACCACAAATTTTGGTTTATTGTGTAGTCAAACATGAAGGTAAAGTATTAACTTATTCTCGTAAAAAAGGCGCAGAAAGCCGCTTACATGGCTCTCGTAGCATTGGCTTTGGTGGGCATGTAGATATTAGCGATTACTATCATAGTTTAAATAATGGTTTTATCAATTCGCTTGCTGTGAGTGCTGAACGTGAATTACGTGAAGAATTAAATTACACTTCTACAGTAGGTTCAAATGAATTTACATCATTGTTAGTGGACCAATCTAATCCAGTCGGTGCGGTACATGTTGGCATACCAATTCTGCGAAAAATACATAACATTAATGAAGTTGAAGTTGATCCTGAAGAAATTTCTGATCCTATATGGCTGTCACCTGAAGAATTATTAAAAGACATTGAGCAATATGAAAATTGGTCAAAAATTTTAATTAATGAAATGTATTTAGATTAAACTTAATAAAAAAAAGCCCGATTAATTCGGGCTTTTTTGTTTAAACTGGTGGACTTAAACAGAACGAAACTTTTGAATAACCGCTGACAATTTCATGATGTTCCATTTCTCGATTTTCATAAAAAATAGTTTGGTTGTTACTTTCTTGTGGTCTTGGAAAGAAGATAAACGCAGGATTATTTTCTTGACCGCCACCATCCATATAAATAGTTCTAAAAGCTTCAACTGAAATTCTTAAATTATCATTGTAAGAGATTGTACTAAAATCTAATGCCCCCCAAGATTCAGTCCCACTCGATAGGATTCCTTGTAAATCAACCAAATTCAATAGTTTTTCTGTATATGGATTAAGTTCTGGTTGACCTGAAGCATTTAAATCTATCTTATTGATATTTAATACTACTTCGTTGTTTATGGTAACTTTGTAAGACAGACTAGGATCATAATCAATAATTGCACTACTAGATGCACCCGCACAACTAATAACACTAAGCTTACTATTAACAATACGCATCACATTTACATAAGGAATGCCTGTATTTAGCGCATCTTGCACGGCAACATAATCGGGGTTTTCTGGATCATAACCCAATACCGCTTTGATGTTATCTTGTGTGATCTGCATTTGCTGATCAATACGACCACGTTTAAAAGATCCAGTAATAACGCCATTGATCGGTGCAGCACCCGTACTGCCCGTATTATCTTTCACACGGTCAAATTGTAGACCGACCTCATTTTCTAAAACTTTGGTGATATGCATATCTATAATCCAAACAATGTTTAAACCTATTATTCAGGATTGTAGATATGCTGTTTTTGGATATTCCTAAAATATTCTGATATTCCAAAAGGAATAACAAGCAAATGTGAACCAACCATCCCGTTGGTTCATGTTTTTATTTTAAAAGATACTTCTTACAACTTTATTTTTCTCAAATTCATTGATTAAGTCGTTTAAATTAACAAATTGCTTGGCTGCATTCTCGTTAAAAATGCTCTTTGCAATTTCTTGAATGTATGTTTCAACAAGTAATGATGTGCCTTGATTGCTGCTTGATGCATTTGAAATAACTTTTTGAGCAACAGTTTCAAGCGGAAGTGTTTTCTTATCTTCTTCAGCAGGGGAATAATCAGGATTAATCGCATAAGGAACAACTTTATGAGAAACAGATTCAATAGAATTATCAGATTTTTTCTCACGTGTACCAACACATGTATAACCATTCACTTGAACGGTTTGGGAATTAACTTTTACAGAATAAAGAGTAGAATTTTTTTGTGCTGTTGTTTTTTGATTCTTATAAATTGAAGAACTTTTGTTAAATTGACTATCTCTCGCATTACAACCTTCTTGTGCTGATTTATAGCCGTCATAATTTGTCTCAGTTCTCCAAAGAAACTCACAAGAACCATCGGCACAATACAGCGGTGTAACTGTATAAACAATCTGATTATTTGCAGCATCAACAACCCAATCTGTCACCCCTGTTAACTCATTAGCAGCATCTTTAAACGCTTGCCATTGCTGCATATCAGTATCACTAAATGAATTGATAATTGCGTTGGTTAAATCAATGTCTGCATGACTGTCGTAGTAATCATATCCATTTGTTTTATATGCTGTGTAATGTGCTGTTATAGCAGCATAATTTATTGTGACGTTTGGACTAATAATCCATTTCCCAAAAGGTAACTCTGGTAATATTTGATTACCTTCAAAAATACGCATTACATAAACAGCGGGTATGTTTTCTAGCACATCACATACATTGTTGTAGTATATGTTTCGTGGATCATGCCCAAGTTTTGCTCTAATATTTTGTTTAGTTATTAACATGTGCTGATCAATACGACCACGCCGAAATTTACCTGTAATGACTGGGGTACTTTCTGTTAACAAGTCATCATCTTCAAGAATTAAGACTTCACCCACATTAAATCCGACTTTATCTAACTCATTCATAATAAAAACTCGCTATAAATTAGCTTTATTTTCACCGTTATAATTTTTATATATTTCTTCAAATTCCTTTAGGCGAAAAAAAAGCCCGATTAATCGGGCTTTTTCTTTAGGCTAAAACAATATTCAATTCTTTCAATTGTTCATCAATACTAGATTTAGCTATATCCGCTTCTTTCTGCTTTTCAGGATCACGCCATAATGCAGTACGTTTAGTGTTTATATTTGGTGCTTTTTTACTATAGGAACGTCCATCCTTGCGACAATGCCAGACACATTTGCCATTTGGAAAGCGTTCCCATGTTTCCGCTTCAATGGGTGCTTTGCTCCATATTGCTAAATTTAATAACTCATCTAAAGTAATTTCAGTGTTTCGATGATTTGTGAAATGCCCGAATGCTGAATTAGGGCTAGATAAATCAGCATCCTCAACATCAAAATAATCAGCAAGAATACGTCCATCTGAATAAGTAAATAAATAAGGTGCTGTGTGCGGTACTGTGCAACCACCCCAGAAATAACCTAATTCAATCAAGGCATCCGATGCTTGTTTAAATTCATCATGGCTATTCAACTTAATTTTTAGATCTTTCATTTCTATTGAGTTTTGAATATCTTTCACCGCTGCAATACACAGCGGCTTTTCATGGCGATTAGATAATTCTTGTTCAATACCGTTTGGATGTTCACCAAACAACGCCAACATGGACATTTCACAGTCTTGGCGTGTTTCATGTCCCAAGCCCCATGATGTACCAGAAGAACGGATATTATGATTAAAATCAATAATAGTGTAATAACCTTTACCCGCCAATGTTGCCGTTAAAATAGCGTATTGTTCACGTACCGCTTGAACAGTCCAATTGAAGCGTTTTTCTTGGTCAAACTTTACTTTTTGACCGACTTTTAAAGTATTTTTGTTCATGTTAAACCCCTAAAAAATGGCGTTTTTCAGCGTTACGGCGATTGACTAAGCCTTGAACGCGTTTGCCTTTCACATGCACCCACACATCAAACTGATTGGCTGCTGATCTAAGTTCATTTGCATTAATTAAACGAAGCATAGAGCTGTTTTTAAAGGCTGTTTCGCCAACGTTGTAAATAAAGGAAGCCAATGCATCAAACTGATTTTGTGAAATTTTTGTAGTCACATAACGATCAAGACACGCATCCACCCAAAGACAATCATTTTTAAGCCATTCGAGAGCTTGACCCGCTGTGCATGTATCACCTTTTTGGACTTTTGTTCCATTAGGATAGCGAATCGTACCGTGTCCAATCGTCCAAATACCGCCTGAATCTTGGTAGGCTTTGAGTTCTAAGCCTTCAAAATCCTTAATCATGTTGTAACCCATGTCAGAAATATCATACTGACCTGTTACGCCCGTGCGTTCTGGTTCGTGTTTAAAGTTGATCAATTCAGCAAATACAGGAAAGCCCAAATTTTCAATAATTTTGTCACCCGCAATCACTTGTTCTTTGGTCAATGCATTTCCAGACATTGCCCGCAACCATGAAAAAGCTTGTGCAATTACTTCAATGTTTTTTGTGTTGCTGTTCATGTGGGTTCTCCATTCTAAAATTTTGAAGTTTTTTTAAAGCGATATTTGAAAGCCAAGTTGTGAGCAAAATAAAACTTAATAAACACCCAAATAGAGTTTTATCTATTAAGAAAAATAATGCTGAAAGTAGAACTAAAACTGCGTAAATAGTGCGTTTATGTGTCGATGTATCAAGTATGCGATGTGGTATCAAAACCATTACCATTGTTACAAACACCACCAACACGCAAACGACATTTTTAAATGTCAAAAAACTATATAAATCAAACATGTCATTACTCCTTTTCACGATCAAAAGATTGACTAATACGGTCTAAATCTTCATCTGTAATATCTAGCTTTGAGCCTGTTATCTTGATTGCCGCTGCATGAACAAGGTGAATAATTGCAGGGGAAACAAACGACACACCCGCGACCCAAATCACTACAGCGGGGGTAATGTCTTTTTCAGTATGGATGTAGTAAATAAATGCCAAAACACCGCCGAAAATTGAGATCAGCAGCTTTAATGGTTTGGGATATGGTTTTGCACCATAACGCGGAGTTGGGAAAAAATACCCGATGGTTGTGCCAAAAATAAGTAAAACAAAACACGATACAAGCAAAATAGCATCGCTATAAATGCTAACTGCTTCGCGTACTGTTTCGTTTGTAAATAGGTTTGATTTAGTCGGATGGCTTGCCAAAGCTGCTTCGCTTACTAGCGGCAAGAAAAACCACATTATCCGCCACACCAAGCCCAAAACTAGGGATCTAGTCATTACCGACCTCGCTGTAAGTTTTGAATGTTGATTAAAAGCTGAATCACATTTTTCTTCATTTGATCATCATTTTCTTTTAGTCGTTTTTTGATCTTCCACGCATCTGACTCATACCAATCTTGAATAAAGAAAAAAGGCATGTTTAAAACTGAATCCAGATTAATGTCGCTATCATGGCTAAATATCTGAATCGTCTGCATAAGCGATTGATAGGATGCTGTTGGCGTGTCCGATGAATGCGGAAGTAGGACGAAATCGCAAGGGCGCATCATCTGTACCCCCATTGATTTTTTTCAAAACAATACCGTTATCAAAGGAAATATTTACCAAGCTGTTGAAATGGCTATCTAGGTGTAAATACGCATTAAAAAGCGAGTTAAAATGCCCGATCTCTAGCTTGGACAATAAATCTATTCGCGTTTTTATTAGATTTTTAGTGAATGGAATTGTTGAAAATGTATCAATCGGGGGAAATCCTTCACAGCCGATTTGAATTGCCATTGCTCCCATGATCCAATCAACTGTATTTTCACAACCTTCTTCGAGTGCTTGGGCTTCTAAACCATTTAAAGGGCGCACTGAAATGTCGTCCATTTCAATTCGTTCATTGCGAAATTGAGATAGATCACCCAAATATTCTGAAATATCTACATCCTCATCTAGTCGATTATCTACAAGCTGTAAATAACTTAAAAGGATGGCATAACGCTCATGTATGCTCATTTTTAGAATGGCTTGAGGATCAGAACACGGTGCAATGGTGTAAAGGGCTTGAGTAAGCTGTTTTTCGTAATATTCAGGTTTAATTTTTGACATTTGCAAAATATTAGATACAAGCAAATGATTTAAACCGTAATTAACTCCACCGATCTCAATATTTGTAAAACTCATGATTGAATACCTGAATAAAGATTAATAATGTCTTGCTTGTCCCAAGCGGTACGGCTGATAAATGTTGCAGAAACTTGAATAATTAAGCGATTTCCATCCCGATCCATTGGCGCAACAATTGGCGCACTAACCGACTGAATTAACATGGGTGCGTAACGTTTACCGCCATAAGACACAGCAACAAAAGGAGGTACAAGGGAGGGGAAAATTGAATCTAAGGAAAAATCTTGGGCTAAATTGGCGGCGGCTGTAGTTTTGCTAAGCTGTTCTGGCAAAGCCCATTGTTCAAGTAATGAAATCTGTTCCTCAACTTCCGTTTTTGCATCTGCCCAAGCTTCAAATAAAAGCGTCATAGGCAAATGAATAGATGCAGTCGATGTAAAAACTTGCACTGAATTGACTTTAGTTAAGTTGCTTCGCCCAGTTAATGTACCTAGTTGGTTTTTTTGTTCATCGGAAAGCTTGCCTAAAAATGGGATAGCACTAACGACTGCATCTAAAGTATTTAGCCATTCCCCTGATTGTAATTGCCCCATCAAAGTAGGTAGTCGATGCTCTGGATTACTATTTTCAAATGGTGTCGAATACTGACTTTCAATTGGTTTTTCACCACTCAAAGCAATACATGCAACTTCTTCTGTGGATTCTTCAAGTAATTTTCCGTCCACATCACAAAGCTGAACACGAAATTTTAGTTTTTCGTTTAATCCACTACTATTTAACTTTTCTAAATTTTCTACTGGGGTAACAGTAGGCTCATTAACTGGCTGTTCTGTTTGCTCAACCTGAAATGCCATGACTTTAAAAATCCAAAATTCAACCTTTTTAAAGCTTAAAGACAATCATTTTTTTAATTTCTCTATATTCCTAAATCTATTGCTTGCTTTTTATGTTTAAAACAAATATAACTATTCTCATTCACTGCCATATAGGCAGCTTAAAATACTGTCTTACTACCCAAAAGGTAGCAAAAAGCCCGCAATTGCGGGCTTTTAAATTTTTATGGTTAAGAACTTAACATCATAAACTTTTCATTAAATTTTCAACATACGCCATTGAAGCAGCCAACATCGTACCATCTGCACGACCTAAAATAGCTTGCTCAATATTGTAGCGATACGATGGAACATGAAGGGGGTACACACCTTCTAAAAAAAACGTACATGCTTCATCTTTGCGTAAAGCCCAGTAAGCCTTTTCTACAGCATGATTATAATCATTATGTGTCGTGAATTTTGGCATTGGGTTTTTTTCAAGCCATAGGATCAGCAAATTAGAAACATGCTCATCGCTTTTTAGGTCATCCATTGTAAGTAACCAATGATCTTCATATTCTGAAGTCTTAATTTTTTCATTTTCCACTGCAAGATATTGTTCCTGCATGGCGATTAAGTCCTGGTACATCATGCCTTATTCCCCTGTATCCATAGCATAATCTAAAATATCTTGTGCAAATTGTTTTGAATCAATTTTTTCGACTTGTGATGGTTCTTTACCGTGATTTTGAATCTGATTCATGCGCCATACTTGTTGTAAGGCACTCACTTTACCAACCAAAAACATTAAATTAACTTCATTGGCAAATTTGCTTTTTTCAGCACGCCATTCATGAAATTTTTCACCATTGCCCCAATGTTGCACAATATCCTGACTGCTAACCATGTGATTAATTCCGCAATACGCACGGGCTTCACTTTCAATAAAGCTATGCACATCATACGGCAGCGAGTCCATAGAAAAATTACCCCAATCATTTAATAGATTTTCATTGAGAAAGCTTTCCAAGCTCAAATTTAAGTTCATGATTTATTCCTTTGTTTGTTAATTAATTTGATTATGCTTTATTCTTTTTTATATTTCAATCATAAAATCATATTTATGATAAATCATATTTATGTTTGAATTATATCCCGCACTAGGCGGGATATAATTATTATAAAAATCAAACGTATTTCAGTCGATTTTCATACTCATCTAAATTAATAAAATGTTGCTCATCATCATTTAATGACCATACTGTATTCGTACATGGTACTAAACGGCGGTGCATTTTATAAAACTGATCTGCTGCAACAAGCGTGGCTAAATCATCACCTGGTACAGTGTAAGCTTCAACAACATGAATTGGGTATTGAGTTCGAGTATAGAAATCTTCCTCTGTTTCACCCGCGTTCAATGCAATAACACGCTCTACTGCGGGCAAATATGCACCGTATCCAATCCATGCGTCTACATTGTTTTTAGCCAACAATTGTGCATTTTCTTTCATGTTACTGATTACTGTACTTACATAATCAGTTACGCCATTTTGACTTAAAATAGCTGTTACCTGGTCTACGATAGGCTTTAAGCTTTCAAGCTCTGGTGTTAATTTATTAATATTCATGCTTCACCTATTCTCTATTCTTCAAAAAAATCTACTGCGTCAAGCTTAAACCAATCTTGTTGCATCATCCATAACATTACTTCAGGCTCTACGATCCAACGCGTGTTTTTACCATCCCACACATAACTTTTACGTTGGGATGTGGCATAGGTTTTCATACGGTCCTTGTAATCTGTTCTAAATGCATTACCAAATGAACCATTACCAATAAATGCCACACCAGTAATTTTTTGATTTTTAAATCGCCCAAGCCCTGTATGTAATTTGGTATATTTTTTCACTATACCTTCAGGACTAGACGCATCAACTGCATATTTTTTCAAAAGTTCTTTAAATGTATGTGTATTCATCACACTGTTTAAAAACACTTCTGAATTTTCAGCTTCAAGTAAACTATTAACAGCGATTAACTTGGCAATATCTGTTTTTTGCTCATCTGATAAAACTGTATCAAATGGGTATAAACGAGAACCGTCATTATTGTTAATTTGCTCAATAATTTTGGTATTAACTTGACTTTGGTTTTCAAGAAAATATTCATGCGCTGCTTTTGATGATGATGGATCTCTGAACTTAATTTTATGATTATGTTTTTGAGCAATATAAAATATTTCATCTAACATAAATACATCATTTTTCAAACTATCACGCACAAAGTCATTCAATTTTACATTTGGGATTACCAGACATGGAACGCGATCATCATCTAAAACCACATCTTTGATCAGACCATCAAATTTAGAATTGTAGGTTTTTACAAGATCTGGATTATCCACATGAAGCTCATTAAAAATACTTTCATGCCAATAATATAAACCTGATTTTATTTTTATTGAGCGCAAACGTACCGTTGTATCCTGATCAATCCATTGCGCTTGTTCTTTAGTCAATGCTTTTGTTACCGCTGCTTCTACTTCTGGGAAAATTGAGCTGAAACGGCGAATATCAGTAGCATCACGTTCAGATAATGATTCATAAGAATAGACATTGCGGCTACTCATTTCAGCTTTTTCAAATTCCACAAAATCATCAATTGCTTTTTGACGGTCCTGTGGCGCAATTGGTGCAATATCTTTTGGTGTCACCCATGATGTTGTACTTAATCGTGGTGAAATTTCAACACCGTCATCAACACGGAATACGCCATATAACAATTTACCGCCTACCGTTGCTTGGCAAATGTCACCAGACTTACGCACTGTACCATCTTCAAGTAATACGGCTGTACCATCAAATAACGCTTGTTTTTCGATCTGGGTAAATGGACTATCTGCATAGTCTAAATACTGCTTTAAAGATGTTTCAGCCATGCGCTGAATTGATTCATGCGAATCTTTAAAACGTTGGTATAACTCGCCATTTTCTGAATCAATAATCCGTTGCGGCATAGTTCTAACTTGATCTGCACTTCCAAAATATGAACCAGATAAAGATTCAACTGACATGTAATCAATGCTTTTTTGCTGAACTTTCCAAGCAAAGCTTTTATCCCAATTGATCACAATATTATTTGACAAAACTCCATCATAAGGCTTAATCAGGTCTTGCTTACGCTTTAAAATCTCTGCGCGTTCTTCCGATGTTTTGGCTTTATCATCTTCCATCATCAATAAGGCATATTTGCGATAATCTGCCTTAATTTGATCAGAAATAACTTGCTCTTTGGTTTGTCCCGCATTTTCAGCCGCTTTTTTGGCAATATTACCCAATAAGGTACTTTGTTTAATTGCACGATCACGGCGGTTTTTCTGTTCACGGATTTCACGTTCTTTTAAAAGTTCAGTGACTTTTTCTGGGCTATCCGCTTGGATCATTAAATCGTATTCGTCATCGCTTAATGCTTGAGATACTTTGACTGTTCCCTCTGTATCCTCTTTTTTATCCATCAAATGATCAATCCAATTGGCTTTCCCACTCACCACCTGTACTTTATACTCATCAAATGTACCATTGGCATTGTAGAAATAAACACGTACAGATTTTTGAGTATTACCTTGACGAATACCACGACCATTGCGCTGTTGTAGGCTGTCTGGTGTCCATCCAGTCGTTAAATGGTGAATCGCTTGTGTACCCTTTTGCAAGTCAATCCCTGTATCTGCTTTTTTATTTGCAATAACAACGGTGAAATTACTTTCTGCAAATTCATCCTGAATTGTTTGAACATCATCTGTACTTGGTTTGCCGACTTTACCATCTGGCTTAGTCTGTGCATTCAAAATTGCAATTTTTGCAGCGGGTACACCACAATATACAACCAACGCCTTTTTAATGATGTGATGCATTGAAACAGTGTCACAGAAAACAAGCTGCTTTGAATGCCCGTTATATAGTGGATTTGCCAATTCAAGTTTAAAATTTTCTAAGAATGATTGGACCTTCGCTGACAATTTAGGCTTAACACTCAATTTTTCTTTATCTGCAATTTCAAGCAATGTTGCAATCGCTTTTGAGTCATTTACAGTTAAACGTAATTGGTTTTTATCTTCATCAACAAAGCAACGCGCTGTCACTTCATAAAGCGTATTGTCGCCAAAGTCTTTCGCCATACGCTTAACACGCATATCTTCAGGCTGCACCAATGGGAAAGTCCGTTCAGTTTCAACTTTAATGGTTTTTTTATTAAACAGGTCTGCTACTTTCCCTGCTAATGGAATGCTATTTGCATCAATATCCACTACAAATGACCGGGTAACTGCAATATCTTCACCCATCAAAATAATATCTGACATTTTAGAAATCAGATTAAATGGGCTTGCAATAAGATCAATGGGTTCGCCTAGCATTTCTGAAATTTTATCCAGATTTTCCATTGCATCTTCACTTACACCTAATCCACCGCCTTTCGTGACCTGTCGTGCTGTCATATAGGCATCTTTCATCATGTCTAAGACATTTTTTTCTGACTCTGGTAAATCAATTTGTGTTTTTACATCTTCTTGATCTGGAATCTTTAAACCGCGTTCTTTGGCTGTTTGTACGTTGGCAATGGTGTGCAATGCATTTTTAAGCAACTCAACGTTTTTAAAACCTGTAAAAGTTTCTTCGTTTTTCAAATAACCTGTAATATCTTTGCTTTGAAGTAATTCGGTGTGAGCAAAGGTACTTAGGAAGTCATCAACTGAATTAATTGCTGCACCGCCTAACATGCGGCGTGCTTTATCATCCCCAACGGCAAGCGATAACATGGTTATAATTTCAGCGGGACTGTTGGTGATTGGTGTTGCTGTAAGTAATACTACGCCGTCATTTAACTCATTCTGACCGCGTACATACCATGACTTCACTTTTGCAGAAATGGCACGACTTGATAACTGACTTTCAGCAAGCAATGAAAGCCCAGAAATACGCTGAAAATTAGAATCACCTTCAGCAGAATCACCATTTTTAAACATTTGGGCTTCATCAAACACAATACTATCAATGCTTAAATCTTCAAAAAATGGATATTGCCCTTTATTTTTCTGCAAAATACCTTCTTTTTTTGCGATAAATGCATTGGCTTTTTCAATATCCTTGTCTTTTTCTAAACCATCCAATTTAAATCCGTAAAAATCCATAATTGTTTGGTCTTTTAACGGGATCATCGTAAATGCATCGGATGTAATGATGATTTTACGGTATGGCTTAGATAATAATAAGTTTAGATCCTTTGGATAATTACCTGATTTAATCCCATCTAAACGGTTTTCATCACTACCAATTACTAAAACATCATCCACATTATCCAGACACATTTTCATGTCTTTGTACCATTTTGAAATGGTATGACTTGGCACAACAAACATGGTGCGTTTTTTAACGCCGATATTGTGCATAGCTTGCGTTACAGCGATGGAAGTCATGGTTTTACCCAATCCCACATCAAAAGCTGTAATCCCCTCAAAACGGCGTGATAAACGGCGTACTTCTTCGTTTTGGTAGGTATTCATGCCTTTGAACGTATCAAGCTTTGGATTAAAGCCTGTAATTTCTAAAGGACTATCATCTAACTCTGTCGTCATCTCCTTATGTTTTGGATCGTTAATCTTTTGATTTAACAGATCCATAAAGCCTACATTCGATTGCAGATATGCGTTAAATGTTGAATCCATTTCTTTTGCATATTCCAACAATTCAGCATAAATAAAATCAAACTGGGCTTGTGTCAGTGAGTCTTTTTTGGCTTTGATATGGAAATTTGAACCGTTATTTAATGAATCTAATATACGATTTAAAAAATATGCCTGAACTCGTTGATCTTTACGGGCTTTATCTGCGCCATCATATTTATAGCGTCTTAAAACAAAATCTAAGCTTTCTGCTTTCTGCGCTAATGTAATTTTCCCATCTAAATCAGTGACAACATCAGCCCCACCGTATGCACCTAAAAAGTCGGCTTTGGTTTGGAAATCCACGTTTGTTGCACGTAAACCAAGATTCAATTTGGTTACATCAACATTGTTCGTAAATTCAAAGGATTTTTGGCGTTGTTTGATCAGTTTGCCTTTAACTTCTGGATCTGTAGCGTTTTTGATTTGCTCATCAATACGTGCCAAGAAATCGCCGTGATTGCCTGTGTAATAATCACGATTTAAGGATACTTTTGTACCATCGGCATTGATTGCATAGTCATCATTGGTTAATGGGTTAAAATTAGGATCTGATTTGCGGATTTCAGCAATATCAACCATCCAATTGTCTGCCTGTCCACGATAAATCGCATTTTCATAAGCTTCTTTGGCATTAAGCTGAATGTTTAAATTGATTGATTTACCGTACCAATGATCTGATAAACCATTTATCCCATTACCATCAAATGCAATTTTGGCTTGGCGTAACTCGGTTTTAAACAAAGCGTGTTTGATTTGGTTTTGGTTTACCAGTACCGCATGTGTAACCATACCTGACGTTAATTCTGGAAATGCTGCTGCATAATTATCAACACGACCTACTGTATCTAATACATGTTTGACTGCTAAAATTACCAACCAGGCATTAAAATTAGCGTGTTGTTTTGGCTGACTTACGACATTAGAAAGCTTTTGTACCCATTCAGGTAGGGTTTTACCTGAAGATTGGCAATAACCGATCATTTGCGTCAAGTGATTATGAGTCATACGCGCATTATATGCAGCCAATGGATTTTCAAAGTCAGATTCATGATTAAAACGCGCAATAGTTTTTGATGGTATCCACTTTCCATTTTGGTACTCAAAAGTAGTACCCGCCATGACACGCACATCACCTTCTTGTACTGGCAAAGCTTGTGGTACTTCAGCTAGGTTTAAAGCTTCAAAATCAATACGACTATCAGGAAAGCGTTTAATTAATTTAAGAATATTTGACAAGCTATCATTATTAACAACTGTTTCGATTTCTTGCGCTTTATTTCGGAAATTAGCCAATTTGGTAATTTCACCCAATACAAATTTTTTACCTTCTGTTTTGAAATATTTACCGTCAATAATATTTTTATCTAAAACACGGGCTTCAGCTAAAGTTTCTAAGCCGCCATTTTCATAAAGTTGTTGGATTTTATCGGTCATTTCTTCGCTATGTTTGCGATAAACCAATAGATCCGTTACAACATCTGCACCTGTACTATGGAAAATACTTGTAGGCAAACGATATGCACCAACCAATTCAGCTTTAAGTGAAATTTGATGACGGAATTTGCGGAATGATGCACCAGTCATTAATTTGGTATGTGCAATGAAAATTGCTAATTTACCGTGTTTTAGTTTGTCGATTGAACGTTTTACAAAATAAGAATCTAGCGGATCTTTGTCGTAAATATCATATTGTGGATTAGCCCCACGATCTGCATTAGAACCAAACGGCACGTTGGTAATGATGGCATCATAGGTATTATCTTCGGTTTGTGCTGCAACCTTCTCAAAAGGACTCACAATAACATGGTGATTGCTTTCATCATTGACCAATGCATTGATTTTCCCTGATACTTCACTCAATTCAACACTTTGCATTACTACATTTTCAGGACGACCCGCAGCAAAAATACCTGTTCCCGCTGAAGGATCTAACACCAACCCACCATCAAAGCCCATTTCTTTGAGCATGACCCACATCTGGTCGGCTAAAGGTTTAGGTGTAAAGTATTCATATTGACTGCCTTTAACGCCCTCTACTTCTAAATTACCGCCTTTCCCTGTGTATTTAGATAAGATTTCTTTTTGTTCCTCTGTGGCGCGTTCCCCAGTACCATCAATTAAACGCATCGTTTCAACTGCTTTATTGTTGGCTTTTTGGCGTACCGATGGGGTAACTTTGGTTTCTTTAAAACCGTAACGACCTTTTGGATTTGGCAGCGGGTTAAGCTGTTCTTTCATTTTGCGGCTTGCTTCGATAAAAGTATCTAAAGCACTTAAAACAGACGGGTTATTCTTAGGCATTTTGACAACTCAAAATAGAAAAAATCCTTTCGAGTTTGATTTGTTATAAAAAATGCGTTTTTCGATATTCCAATAATAAAATATGATTAATCATAAAATCATATTTATGATAATTAAAAAACCCCCGACTTGCGGGGGAATTTTTTAAGCAATCAATCCTTTCAAAGCTTTTTTTTCAATTTCTTCTTGCAACAATGCACCTAAACTTACAGGATCAACGGGCGACCCTGCACGGCGTATAGCTGATTTAATGATTTGCCAATTAATATCTTCATCATGAAAAATAATACACGGGATCATACGCTCTTTACGACTTTCAGCCAAAGCCATACGCTCATGCCCATGCACCATGTAATACTGATTCATGCGTTCATATACCACAATAGGATCTTCACGACTAATTTTGGCTTCTTTTAGTTCTGGTGCATTTTCTGTAATGATTTTAGATACAGGCAAAAACTCGTAAATACCATCCGCAGACCATGCATCATAGAAAGCACCCACTGAATAATCTGTTTGATACTTCAAATCTTCTAAAAATTGAAGTAATCCTTCATACGAATATTCAATAATTTGCCCCATTCCCGCCCAATGTTCATCGTAATGTTCACGATAGACTTGTGCTGCAACAACACGGGACGGCGCACCAATAATAACTTTATGTTCATCAAAATCACCGTTTTCATCATTTTGAAAAATGACAAAATATGGACCAATGTATGCGGGACTAACACCTGGTAAAACAAATACGTCTACTTCATCACCGTCTGCGCCTTTTGTACCTTCAATGTAACCATAATGTGCCGTCATTTCAGTTTGCCACTCTACACCGCTTGAAGATGTACCAGAACGTACCGACCCGATAGGATTTTCAATCGCAATGTTCAAACCATTGATTTTGATTTTCCCTGTTTGATAATTATTGTCGATTAAGTCTTGTTGGCTTGGATCTACGGTACTGATTGCACTTGTATCCGCCGTTTGTGCCAAAATATCGTTAATTTCAATACTTTCAACATGCTCTGGACTTAACAAATCTGATAAGTCATGTGACATTTTAAGAAAGTCATTTTTTTCATCTGTGGTCATAGAGTCGAAAAATGATTCACTATTTAGTTGATCTGCTACGACTTCAGCAGCTTGCAATAAAATACTGGGTACAACCAAATTACCATCTAAGATCTGTTTTGTACTCGCAATTGCACCGCCTAACGTATCGAGCGTGATTTCATTCGAGTTCACAATTGCTTCAAACGGCGATAAATCAACACTAGGGGCTTCGGTAGTCTGTTGACTACCTGAACCCATTAATAACGCTGTAATCTCTGTTAATCGCTTAGAAAGCTTAATTTTCTCTAAAGCTTTAGGCGAACCATTTAGCAAAGTATCAACAATGCTTGTACTTTCTTTGGAAAGCTTAATTTTCTCAAGTGGCTTCAACATGGTTTACCCCGCACGTTTTGCATTTTCAATTGCAAATGCTGCATAGGCATCTGCCGCTTGTTCAAATAAAGGCTCAAGTTCTGGCGGTAAATTCTCGCCAATTTGCTCTAAACGCTCCCCTACATCTTGACCAGACAAATCAATCGCACCTTGAATCACTTGATTTAAGTACGCTTCATCGGGTGATTGTTCTGGTGTGGCTGCGGTTTCAGGTTGCGCTGCTGTGCCTGGTATTACTTCTTCAGGCTGTTGTTCTGGTACTGCGGTTTCAGGTTTCCACGCACCCAATTCAATTAAAGCATTTTCAAATGATCCGTAAATTTGATTAGATGCTTTGATCATGCGTTCCAGTGAGCGATATGTTTTATTATTTTGAAATGGGTAATAACTATCTCCATTAACAAACTTAAAGCGCATAATTGCACCAACTTTGGTTGGTTGTGGACGAAAACCTTTTTTCATCCAATCTAAAATCAAATATTTATCATCTTTTAATGCATTCCAAATACTCACAATTTCAAGCTTAATATCGTTTAGAGTTTCTTGCTGTTTTGCTTTTACGCGTTCAATTTCAGCTTGTTTTTGCTGTTCAGTAAATGCTTGCTGTTGTTCTGCTGTAAAATGTTCAAGTGCGTATTGCTCTAAAGCTTCTTGCGATGCTTTTTTGCCTTTTGAACCTAAAACTACTTTGCCATTTGTGTGAATTGCGAATAATTGGCGTGACATGCTATTTGCTGTATTGATTAATGAATTAGATACAGCAGCGAACTCGGCAATAGATTGGTCTGCACCTAAAAATTTAAGACTTGTGTTTGCCACAAATTTAAAGGCATCTGCTGTATTCCAATCAATACCATTTTTTTCAATGTGTTTTTGAATAAAATCCATGCCTTTTTTAAACTTTTCTTGATCTAATTCAGGCGGGATCTGGTTCTCCCAATTATTAATCAAGTCTTGTTCTTCTTGGCTTTTAGCTGCAATACTACTTAAAAAGTCATTTAAGGTATTCACCGCCCAATTCGCAGATACTTGCAAATCATCTACAACGGTACTGCTCGCACTTTGGAATGATGCTTGATAGCCGCCTTGATCTTGTTCAAATATTTTAACAGATACAGACTGTGGCAAGTCTTGATGATTTACAGCCCAGTAACCCTTAGACATTTCTGTAAAAGCAAAACCTTCAGGCACTTGAATATCAGCTTGTGAACCCGCTTTATTTTCTGATTCTGTTGGTTCTGTTGCATTCTCTATGCCTAGAACATCATCACCTGACATTAATTTTAGACGGTTTTTTACATAATCCCACCCGCCGTCACCATAAATAGCCGTACCCATTGGAATATAGCGACCCGCTATCCAACGCTTAATACTTTCAATATCTCCAACCGTTTCACCGCCCACACTATCTTCTTGTCCAAAGACTTCATAAATACCGTCTTGAACCAATGTTAGTTTGATTTTACCAACGGGTTTACGTGCTTTGGGGTTTGTGCTTTTTAAGGCATATTCGGTCACATTATTTGAAGCTGCATTTTGATCTGCTTGTTCTTGTGTGTTTTCAGACTGTTGTTCTGGCACTGGATCAACGGCGGGTTTTATATCATTTAAATTTAATTCGACAAGTTTCTGAAAATCAGAAAATTTAATACCTTGTGGTAAATCAAATTTAATATAAGCCATTGCGTTTTTAATCAATTCCGCTTTGCCACGATTATCTTCATCAGCGTAATATTTCATTTCAGCATCTTTTGCTACTTCCGCTGCCATTACTTCAATATCATACTGATCATTAATTCGAGAAACCGTGTTTTTTGATAGTTCAGAATTAACAAAATCAATGATTTCATCTTCACTTTCAGATACAAAAACTTGTTTATTATCAATTGCAACAACTGATTTTTTCCCTGTCCAGTCTATGCTAACAGCAATGTTTTCTTTAGAAAGTCCATTTAATCCATTTTCTGCTGTAAATCCTAAATTTTTTAGTCTTTCCATTAATGTTTGCATTTTATGATCTGGCGTTACATCGGCATTATTATTGTGCTGCTTTTCAGCCATAAATTCATCAATCTTTGCCTGTTGATCAGCGATTTGCTGTTCGATATTAAGCAATGCTTGTTTTTTTTCATCAACAAGGGCTTGAGATTCTTGCAATTCACGATCAATACGCAAACGCTCACCTGCTGCGCGTTGAAAGCGACCATGATTTTTAACTAAAAGCTGCATCATGCGCTTTGCAATCAGTGTATAGCGTGTTGATTCTTTGGCTTTCGGCTGTAAAGCTGCTGTTACATCGCGTTTATTTAGCATCCATTTCCATGAAGTCAAAATATCGGACGGCGTAAGCTTGGCGGGTGTACTGTCTGGGTTATTGAACAATACGGTGACGGTCTGCGTATCATTCATTTCAAAAATTACACCAACATTGACCACTCCATTTTTTTTAAATGGTGCAATAGGTGTAACGTTTTCAACATTAAATTCATGATCACCCTGTTTTCGTAAAGCATCGCCAAGTCTTTTAATAACTCGGTCAAACTGCTTATATTCAAGCATCATGGCATCAGTCAACATGCCTTCTGTGCCGTCAAGTAAATCAACAATAAGGTCCTGTGGTGTAACATGCTCTAAAAGTTCGTCATGATCATCATGGCGAACCATATCAAGTAAAAACTCACCAACTCGCCCATTGTGCGATGTGATCTGTTCTTCGTCCCATGACGGCGTTATTTTAGTGACACGATGATTAAAGTGATTTGCATCATCTAACAGTAAAAATTTTGTATTACCTGGTGTAGTTTTTTCATTTAAAAAACGTTCTAAACCACCATTTGTTAATACATGGCTACTGTGAATTACGCTATCTGTTAAAATTGGCTGAAAATAACGTTCAATCAATTCATTTTGCTGTTCTTCACTCACTGCACCACGTACAGCAACATGATTTAAAAACAGTCCATTTTCATCAACTAAATTAAAGATATTCCAATGGTCTTGCTCAACTGCACCATCACATAAAATCGCGGGGATGTTTCGACCTTGCCCTTGTAACTCGCCAATGTTTGCGATGCAATGGTCTTGTGTAACCGTACCATTGGCAAACTGTATTGAACGGGTTGTCCCTGTTTTATGCTGTACCTTAAAAACATCATGTTTAGCCATCGTATGAAGCCCATTTTTTCAAAGAATGGACTTATCATTGACTAAATTTCTTTTATTAATTTTTCGCTATTCCTACTTCCACTGATACGGTTTTAAAACCTTAAAACTAATTGGTACATCTAATATCTCAAAACTTTTAGATGTTAAACCATCTAAACTTGATTGAGTCGGCGCAACAATAAAATTACGTTCAGCCGCCGTAACTTGAAAACCAAATTTCTTAGAAAACAGCCCGATAGAAATTTCCATTGCATAAGTTGCGGGGGGATTAATTGTACCATCATCATTAATCATCGCTTTTCGTATCTGCATTAAGCTGTTAATAATTCGGCTATCACTGGTATCTAAAAGGGTCATTTGAATGTCTGGTTCACGCATACCTGTGAATGTATTGCTATAGTATGCCCCGACCTTGTTTTCATCAAATTCAGCATCTAGTAATGGTAAGCTTGTTTCAGTAACTAAAAAACCCGCTAAGTCATCTGCAAACAACGGTAAACCCACCAGATTGTCATTATAGGGTGCAAATTTCACCCAATAATGTGCTTTCATGAAATGCCCTAAACTATATAATTCTTTATATCGAATTATTGCTTCAGCATTAGAAAACCCAGACCATTGGCGCAATTCAACTTGTTCAACTGTTTGGGAACTAAGATCTTCAGCTTGTTTATTCAAAACGGCTTCTTCAACGGTTTGACCTTTTTTATTTAATCCACCGCCGCCATTTTTCCCTAGTTGCCCACTTTTTCTAGTGCGTTTTTCGGTTGAGAAAGCCATTATTCATCATCCTCTAAATTTTCTTCGCCCTCATCTACTGGGGGCGGTAATCCATTTTCAGCACTTTGCGCTGCTTTTTCTTCAGCAATTGATTGTTTTAACCCGCCCCCAATCGTTTCAGCCTGGTCATCATCTAAGCCTAAAAATTCAGTAAGAAGTATCCTATTTGATTGATCATCGAGTTTTAATTCTTTCAATGCCATTAAACTTTGAGTAGTTAGTATCAATGTATTAGAGCGTGTATTTTTATTGTCTAATGCTTCGGTAGCAGCGGCACTAATATCGCTATAGAACTCGATTTTAAAAGGTAGATCGGAACGCTCAAAAATTTTCCCTGTTTTATAGGCAAAGTGCAATAAAATTAGATCAATCAAAGGCTCTGTTATCGCTTGTCGAATCAATGCTGAACGCTGCATAACTTGCGCTGACGTATGGAATGCTGCACCATCACCAAGCCCGCCCGCTAACATATCAGCCCATCCCACAAGCGAAATATCCAGACCAAGCGAACCCATTGCGCGGCGCATGTGGGTCATCACTAATTCCATTGATAAAGGTGCGGTACGCTGTGCAATATCACCTAATGGATTTACAACTTGTTTTTCCCCCCACTGTGGTAAAACAACAGTATTTATTCCCCAAATAGGATCGCCACCTTTTAAAGCATCTTTAGTTTTTTCATGATGAGTTAAAATAGCTTTAATCAAGCTCTCTTTGTATATTTTTCGATTTTCAGGTGGCATGTTTGACACATCAATTGTCATAAACATGCTTTTCACACTGTCTGCAATTTGTTGGCTATTCAATGCAGCAAACATCAATTGCATTTGTTCCCATGCATTTTCAACATTTTGCAGAAATGAGCCGCCGACTGGACTTGGGATGATTGGGATCTGATCAATTTCATTGGTTTGGAGCATCCGACCATGTAAAACTTGATTTAAGCTGTACTGTGGTACTGGAACAATACGTTGCATTTTCATTCGTATCATTTGCGCCGTTGTAAGCTTTGTAATCCCTTTATTTTCAAACTCGTTTTGTTCTAAAAGATGAAATCCAACGGTTTTCCCTGCGCGTTCATACGCTTGAATACACGGCGGTTCAACATATTCATCACAAATTACATGTGTAACCCCAAAACCACGCGTTCCGTAAATACGTGCGTATGAGTCACCGTATGTAATACCATTTCGAGCTAAAGCAAAAATAAAATTATTAATCAAATTCTGTAAATACTTACTTTCTTTTTCGACAAGTTTGCGTAATTCTTTTGCCCTTGAGCCATCATTACGCAAATGATCAGCGGGTTTAATAAACACGACTTCGCCGCGTGTTTCATGTCCACCTAATGCAGCAGTTACAAGTAAGTTTAATGCAGCATCAATAGTCGGATCTTGTTGCATACGTTTATAGCTTGTATAAATCGTCTTTCGATCTCGCCGCTGCAAATCCTTATGGTAATACGTGCCTAATGAATAGGGCGCAAAGTTCTCATAGGTTTGATTAATTTCTGATAGCTTTGGTTGAGAATTTATTTTTTGTTCAATTCTCCCCTCTGCAAAGATATTGCTTAAAAAATTCCCAACACGACTCATTTTTTAGCCTGAATGCATAGTTATAACTACATTCATTTTTCAGTTTTGAGAAAATATGATTTCTTGATATTCCTAAATTTCAGCCACAAAAAATCCCCATTTTAGGGGCTTGGAATTAAAGATCCGATTATTTTTTAGATATTTTGATTTCACAATCATTCTTAGCCAATCTTTCTGCCAATACAGCTAAAAGTATGTCCGTTTCTACATGCTCGACTCCCGTGCAAGTGGTTTTAAAACTCTTTTCTAATCGGTGAATAATTTCAGCATTCATAGATCTATTATGTTCTTTACCTGATTCAATTATTTTATCTTTAAGGTTTTGCGTCATACGCATTTTATACTCTACATTTGCTAAATTACCCATATTTTTTCCTTGTAACCAATTAATTCTAAAATAAATCATATAATCATATTTATGAATATATGATTTAAACTGGTGGGCTTGTGTTGCCATGTGCGCCGATATGATAGTGAACGCTGTAAGGTGTACCGTTAATTACTGCACCTTGCGGGAAATATGCCATTGCCGCAAAATTACTTATACCCGACACACCTAGACCACCAGAAATCGTTTGACTACCATTTAAAGTATATTTACCGACTTGTAGCGTATCGCCTTGATGTGTCATATCCCCAGTGTGCTTGTAATTCCCTTCATGTGTTACATTGCCTTTTAAAATAATGTCTGGGGCTTCAATCAGTACCTTTTTTGCAAATAAATTAATATTATTTTTTGCGTAAAGCTCAATGTTTTCTTGACGAATACGGCGATAATCAACGACTGCACCTGTCCCATGTGAACGATAAGCCCAAATTACAGGGCTATAGGGGTCGCCTTGATCAAAGAACACGTAACAGTCTGCACCCTCTAAAATTTCGCGTTCTGTATCTAAATCATCATCACCCACTGGATAAGCAAATGTTGCCGTAATACCATCTTGTATGCCATTGGTGATAGGCTCTACAGTAACCTTAGCAGTACGCTTTTCTGCGTTATAAGACAGTATCTTAGCGGGGTAAAACCCATGATATTGATTATTCATAGCTTCTCCACTTTTGCGATCCAAAGCTTTGTCGCTGTAACTTTTGAACCACCTAAAGCCCCAGTATCAATACGATGGGCTGCTGTTAAAACATAGTAACGATTGCTATCCACTTCAATTAAATCACCCGCCATTATTTCGGTACTTAATGCCCGTTGTATCGTACCTTTACACACCAAAGCTGTAGATAGATTTTTTAAGCGGCGGGTATCTAAGTTTGGGTAATAACTCGCTATTTTCCCTGCTGAAATTTCCCCCTCAACTGTTTTACCGTCTTTATTAATCGTGATGTAATTTGGTACTTCATGCAAAAGCCCCGTACTATTATTTTTCCAACTGACAGATGTTGCATCGAGTTTTAATTTTGGTTCAGCACTTTGCATCAAAGCAGATAAACGCCTAACCACAATTTTCCCATTGTTATCTGAATTAATCACGGCGGCTTCTTCAGCACATTTGCGCGCAATTTCATAAGTAGGCGTTTGCCCAAATGGACAGAAATAACGCATTAATGGCACATCTTCAGCAATTGTTAATTTTGTGCCGCTGGCTTTTAATGCTGCCCCGATACTTGTGTTTTCAATTGAAATTGCTTTAGCTAAAGGCTTAATAAGTTGCTCACAACCATTCAAAATAGCGATAAAAGCACCGATCACTACACGCTTTCCATCACGCACTATTCCAGTACGTTGAATATTGGCTTTGATGATCTTCATTTCAATATAGTTTTCACCAATGAAAACTATTTCATCCTCTACCAATTGTGGCTCAATTTCTGTACTTAAAAGCACCTGAAATTCAAGCGACAAAGGAATTGGAACACTATCGGAACGTAATACAGCACTGACCAATATGTTATAAGGCAGTACAGAACCGTCTTTTAAGACAATATGCATAATCGCCCTCTATGGCTTCACATAGTCAAAATCAATGGTAAAAACTTCTTCAACAAAAGCATCTTTTTTAACGTCTAATTGTGCTGCTTCATAGCTTTGTCGTGCTGAAATAGAGTCTATACCAAAACGCTCACCACCTAATGAAGCCGATCCCTCCATACGTTGAGCGTGCATATAATCACAATGATGACGGATCATTTGGGAAATAATGCCCCATTCACCAATACTAATAACTGTATTTTTGTCAATCGAATGGTTAGATTTTCGCTGTTCTTGTGTATAAGCCCATCCCGCATAAAATTTATAATCATTAATTAAAATGGTTTCTAAATCTTCTTGCGTTAAGCTGTATCCCATCGTTTGATATTCATCTAACAAATCAGCCGCAAGGGCAGATATTGCCCCTGCTTCGCTGATTTGAAGCGTATCACCAACATGCAGCAATAGCGTCATTAGAATAGATCCCCAATTGCCCGCACTAAGCTATTGCCCGCACGAACAATATTTAAAGTTTGATTGGCTTTATTTAAGAATTGATCTACTACATTGCTTGCGCCCGTAATTTGACCTACTACGGTGCTTGTGCCTAGCTTTGTATTTAAGCCCATATACATATAACTCATTGGGGCAGATACTTTTAAAAGTGTGCTTCGCCCTTCCGCATCGAACTCGGACGGTTCAAACGTAATCGCACAATCAGTTAATTGATAAGCTTGCATAAAGCGACCTTGACGACCATCGTAAACCGTACAATCAGTTACACCACCATTCGCCATCAGAAGTTCCATAAACCCCTGAATTTGACCGAAATCGGTTTCAATAAACTGTAAGTTGCTTGTATGGCTTGTCTTTGGAACACCAGTTACCGTTGCTTGTAAGCCACCCGCATAGGCAAAATCTACAGGTTCGGTATAAGTGGTGACTGGGCGTGGGAAGTTAGTAATTAACAGGGCTAAATGTGGCGCAATATCAGGTACAATCATACCCGTACAAGCCAACATCGGTGCGCCTAGTGCTTTAGCTGTGGCGTAATCAAGACCGTAATCTTGTAGGGTTTGTTGAAAATTCGCTCTCATGACTAAAATCTCTACCTAAGAATTTAGTCATGATCATTGAGATATGAATGTGGTGTTTTTGCATATTCCTAACTAGAAAAACCTTGCCACTGTATAAGATTTCATTGCAGCCACCACACCAACACTAAACGGTTTAATATTCATGCGTATTCCAACGGTTGCAACAACATTAGCGGGAACTAACCGCTGTAATGTTGGTGTAAGTTGACGCAATTCATTCACATCAACACTACCGTCAATTAATACAAAAATACGGGATGTTAAAAAATTTTCAGGACTATCAATTTCAACAACATGCTTGGGGTACTGATCTCTACGCGCATAACTATGGTAAAGCCTTACAATTTCCCATTTGTTTGCCCACAACATCGTTAAAATGAACTCAAGAAATGTTAAGCCACGTTTTGAAGCCATAGACCGCCAATTTGCATAAATGATCCGCATAATTAAATCGCTGTCTTGGGGTCTACGAATTACCGCCAAACCATCTTGCTTAGTAAAACGCTCAACTACCATTGGACTGCCTAGATGGGGCATTCCGTAATAGTGTATGTCATGCAATGTGTTATTAAATAACTCATGAATCGTGCGTATAAAAACCGCTTTTAACGCATCCTCATCACCATCAAAGGCGAAAGTATGCTTGTAATTTTCTAAAACATCTAAATCACCGACCATTTACTTTCACCTATGCTTGTTTTGATCACTTTAATATCAACTGAGATGCTTGTGTCGGTCATAAAAAGCCAGTGGTTCGGTTTAATTGGATTTTTTTCAGTATCCTCAACAAACAATTTAAAATCACTGGTTCTATCCTGGAAAGCCGCAATATTTTTTTCAAGCAATCTGGTAATTTCTTTTGAGTTAAAGCCATTACTTAAAAAATAACTTGATGCAATTTTACCTTTACCGTAATAACCTAATAACAATGTTTTAATCTGCTGCTTAACAGTTTCAGCATCATGCACGGCTGCGATTGTTGCATCAATTTTAATAGAAAATGCGCGTTCTTCTGGCTCTACAATTACAACATTGTTTAGATAATAATTATCGACCATTTCAATATAACGCGATATTTCCAATCCTAACGGTACTTTTTCAGCAGTATTCTTTGCGACCAATGACACAAAAATTTTATTAATACTACGATAATTTCCACCGTAATAAATTTCGTTCACTGCTTCATTCCAGACTGAAACAAAGTAAGTGCGCGCCATAAATGTTTTACGCACTAAGAAATCATGATTGCCTAGAAATACGGCATTTTCATCATAAGTAGGGTACGATGATAAAAGACGTAACTCATCAATAGACAAAGGATCTGCACCTAGCTTTACCAATGCCCCTTCTTTAAATCGAACAACAAGTTTTTGCTCGAATCCATTGCGTACATCTTGCAATGATGCTTCACGCAACATAGATGGATCAAAGTACCCATAACTTTCTAAAACTTGAATCGTTAAAACAGTATTGTTTTGTAAAGTTTGACCAAAACGCGAACTATCACCAAAGCCTAAAATCAACTCACGCAATGAATTTGTATTAATTGTAATAGCACGCTCATCGGCTAAAGTATTCATCCAACGCGTAACAAATCTATAGCTATTGTCGTCTTGGTCTTTCACAGATAAAGCAACAAGGGCTAAATCTTCAGATAGAGATAAAATATAATTATGAAAAGGCTCTGTTAAAACAGGTTGATAAGTAATTTCTCGAACTTCTGATTGTTCAGCCAGAACCTCAACCGTTTTCCCTGCTGCAATGTTAGCTGTTTCCAATAAACGCCAAGCTCTACCGTAACCATCTTCTATTATTCGCCCTGCTAGTAGGCTAACAGTGTGATTACCATTATTAATAAATTCAATCATGTGCTGACATGCGGTGGCAATTGGTAAAATCCCTTTATTTGCTGCATCTGCCAAAATCGTGGCTTCGCGGGATTTGGTAAACGGCTCTAATTCAGAAATTGATACATCACGACTTAATTCAGCAATAGCATGTTGCATACTTGCCATTGGTGCAACAATCGTTGGATCACCCGCCTGATAACGCGCAGCAACTACTGGATAATCTTGCAATATCCGCAATGAAATTTCTTTAATTTTATTGAGCGTTGGCATAGTAATTATCTCCCATTTGCTCATCTACATTTTTGTTTTGTAGTGGAATTAATACCTGACCAATTTGTATGTAAAAAAGCTTTTTATCAAAGCCCACATCTTCACTCATGATCATCAATTCTTCACTACTTAAACCACGTAACAGCGGTATATCTTCTTTTATCCATTGCAAAATCAGATCCGCACTATCTACGCTCATAGGTTTTAGTAAGATTTCAGCCAAATTTCGCCCATAATTGACACCGATATAACCGTTGGGCGGTGTATTTAGCCAGTGTTCAATAATTGCCTTTACGTGTAACGGTTCAAGATTGAAGTTCACTATATCTTCTCACTAAAAAATGTGCGGCAACATAAATAAACTGCTGCCACAACATGTAAGCAGATAACAAGGAAAATCCAATCCAAATATCCAATGACATAATATTGAATGAATCCAAAACCTTGCTTATGCAATGAAGCAAATAGGCAATTAATACTAAATTCTTTATAACTTTAGTGATAAATTGCCCGATCTTTTGATAAAGCAAACTTTCAATTAAAGCCTTGTCGTTGCAAATGGCTGTAAATTTGTCTAACAGCCCTCTTTGGTGTAAGAGGTACTGTTGATAGCAAAATATAAAAACACCCACCATAGTAACGATACAGTAGAGAATAAACGTCTTATCCATTGCTAGTCCCTGTTAAGTCGGCATACTCTTTCTGTTTTAAAGCAAGTTGAGCTTGTTTTTCCGCGATTAAAGTGTCCAATTCTGCGGATTCTGCACTCAGTAGTTCCATTTGCTTTGCTTTGCTTGGTGCGCGTTTGCTTGGATCATACGGAATAACAACACGCTGTTTAGTGCGCTGAATATCAAATTTAGATTGATTGCCTTTTAGTTTTAACGCCAATTCCTCTACACCAGACTTAAATGACGGCATATCGTCATAGTCCATAACCTTAGAGATCGGAATATTCTTTTTATTTAGCAATGTTTTAATTACATCACCATCAGTACGGAAAGTAAGCGTGAGCGATTGCCCATTTTCCATATTAAAAATAACATCTTTGACAGCTACACCCGCCGTCTTTTTCATCTTTTCAACCATCATGAAGGCAACGCGCTGTAAAGTTGCTTTCTCTAAAATATCTTTAATTTCTGTAATCAATTCATGCTTATCTGATAAATCAGATAATAAAAACTTCTTAGCCATTGCCGCACATCCATAAATTTTATGATTTATTGTGCTTTGGTAGGTTGTAACGTGTTTTTAAGTATTCCTAGAATAGAAATTAACAATCAGGTCGAAAGTCAATTAAATCATATTTATGTTTTTATGATTAATCATATTTATGAATAAAAAAAAGCCCAATTAAGGGCTTTTTTTAAATTTTATATACACCAGGATTAATAAAGCCCTGCGCGTTTACCTTTAGTCACAGAACGTAAGCGTTTTTTCATTGCGCTTGAGTTATGCGCTTTAGTACGTGCCTTAATTAACGCTTGTTTTTGCTTTGGTGACAAACGCACCTTACCACCAACACGCGTATTTTTAATCACGATTTTACCGTTGCGTACAGCCTTCACAGCTTTATAAATAACTTTGCCGAATTTGCCACTTTTTACAGTAGTTTTACCCAGTGTTGCAGCATCATAAAGTGAACCATCGTCATCAATATCAGTATTGTTTGCACCGAATACAAATTCTTGAACAAATTCGTTCAATTCATCTTCATCAGTCGGGACAGAAGATTCAACAATTTCAGCGATGGTTTCAATTGCTTGATCTGCTTCAGCGGCATCATCACCAAATGCGGCTTTGATTAAATCAACACTTACACCGAATGATGCGAAAGCATCTTCAACGTTAGCAGCAATAATGCTATATGTTGGTTCATCAATGACCAATTCATCTTCGCCATCTTCTTCGCCACTAAATCCCGCCATTAATGCATCAAAACGTGATGATGGCAGTTCGTTTTCATCTAAATCATTGCTTGTAATTGCATCAGACAAAGATAAAACCACAATCAACGCGCCTAATCGCAAGGCATTAACATGGTGATTTAATTGGGCTAAATCCAAGCCGTCACCATCAGCGATTTTATTAGCCGCATCACCCGCTGCACTATCAAGCAACTGCGGTGCTAAAGAATTAAAAATCATAATTATTTCTCAACTGCAAAGTCATTGTAAGCCGCACGGGTAGCCCCTTGAGGACGGCAACCTAATTTAACGTCAACCGCATCAAATGGGCGGTCTTGTCGTGGTGTGATTGTGAACTTATAAAACCCGTTTAAGGTTTCTGAATGCACTAATAAAGGACGATTTTTAGTGCAACAACTGTCTAAAAACTTAACGCATTCTTTGGTTGCATCTTCGATATATGTGGTCATGCCTTTTAATAAATGACGCATCGTAATTGCGTTAATAGTATTAGCAATGAACATTGAAATATCACTGGCATTAATCAATTTAAGCAAAGAGGTATTGTTGTTATTAGCAGTCAATACATCACCTAAAATGAACCGAGAACCCGCACGAAAATCAATTACTTGCATAACGTTAATACGTGCATTTGCTAAGCGTTTGCGCGTTGTATCATCTAAATCAATATCTGGACGTTGATCTAGTCCGCGATATGAAAATGGGTAGTCATAACCCGCAACAGGATTGTGATAAGCGGGAATGCCTTGTGCATCCATATTTGCATCACGCAAAGTATGCCAAGCCATTAGTGTCCCACCAATCAAACGCGCCACTTTACGCCCTTTTAAAGACTGTGCATTGATTGGTCTAGCTACGTTTGGCGACCAAATAAAACTTACACGATCATCATCTGCCGCTAAATCGTTAGCAGTTTGAATAGCTTGATCAACTGTGAGCATTGGATCTAATTCGACAAACAAACGGATATTAAGCTTGTCCATTACACGCATAAGTTGCGTAAAAACAGTAACGTTATTGTCAAAAAACATATATAAACGTGTTGGTTTATTTTTCCCACGCGTTAATGTTTTTGCCAAGCTATCAATGTTTGAAGGTGGCGTATTAGACTGCCAAGTTAAAACTTTTTTGCTACGCCCCAATGAATCCAAATTATTGTATGCACTGGATAAAACAATAGCTTGAGAAAAACCCGCACCGACTTTTACTTCAAAATCTTTAAATTCTTCAGTAGCATCAACAATGCTCATTAAGCTATTAGTTTGATTAATATCATCAGATAATGAACCAACAAACTTATAAATCACATCATTTGTCGCTTGATCAATAAAGCTAATATCTAGCTTTACAGTATCCGCATTAACAACTTGATCTGTTTGCTTAAAATTAACATGCAACTCGACCCCATCACCTAGATAGCTATACGGATCTAGGTTTACCCATAACGGCGGTGTACCCACCAAATCGGCTTTTAAGCTTAAAGAGCCGTCTATATCCATAATCAAAAACATATTTTAGCCCTCAAATGTGAAACGCTTAAAACCTGACAAGGCATTGATTTGAGCGAAATTACCCATTGCTAAATGTTTGTCACGCATTGACCCATAGCGCAAAACAATAGTTTCACCGTGCGGGATGATTTTTCGAGTTACCATGCATGATGTTTCTGAACCATGATTAGTGATTTCAAGATCCAAAGGATCTAAAGCCGCTTGCTCTGGTTCTTCTTGCTTAGAACCTGAATCACCCGCTGTTACGCTGTCAACTGTGTTAGTTGCTTGCGTTGTCGCCAAAGGTTGAACCGTTTCAGGCTTTGGAACTTGCTTTGTTGTACTTTTAGTTGTCCGTTTTGACTTTTGCTGTGGTTCTGGATCTGCTGCTGCCACACCATCAGATTTGGTGGACTGATCCAACTTTGGTGATACAGGTTTTTCATCCACTTGGGATAAGTGATCTTCATTGTTTTTCGTGGAAGTGGAAAGATCTTGTGACCCGCTTGCATCACCTCCATTGCCACTACCGCCAAGCTGCTGCTGATCATCACCGCCCGCATCAATAATCGTTTCATCTTCTTTACCTACTGTACTCATGATATTTTCCTATTTTTTAATAAAAATCAGCATGTAGGGCGTTATTAAAACGCCCCACACAAACCCATTAAGGGCTAGGTGAAACAGTTAGGGATTTAGGAAGGTTTAACACTTTGAGCTTGAATACCTGGTCTGCATAACGACCAATGTCATTCATCTGTGCCGCTACTTTCGAGAAATACGTTACGCCCTGTTTAAATTCTTCAGAACGAACATCACCCGTGATAACTGGCACACACACATGACCAACAAACACAGATTTTGCAGCTTCATTATTGCGACCAATGATCAGCATTTCAGAAAATACGCTCTTTTTACCCGCAATATCGACTTCGCCTTCTTTGACGATGCCTGTCGTTGTTGGCACGTAATAATAGTTATCTGCACCTTTTGAACCGATACGCACGATTTCATTTGGCATACCGAAAGACAGTGCTGACGGGATGAAATGCGTATCATCTGCCAATACAGTCATTAAAGTACCTAACGCACCAGTCATATAAATATCATGTCCATTTGGACGATGACCTGTGCGCTCAACCATACGGCGTTTACCATCTTCAATCGCAGGGAAAATTTCCGCACCAATGTCCGATGTTTTATTGAATGCGGCTGTCATGTCGCTGCCACGCGTCAAATCAACTTCACGACTCAAGCCTAAGCCATCTGCACGCTCTGCCGCTTCAATCAATAAACGCGTGTTTTGTTCAAGCATTAATTTTGCAATTACGATAGCTACAAATGCAGAACGCATGTCTACACCGAGTTCGTTTTGCATCTGCATTAATGCATCAATGGTTGCCGTGTAAATTGCACGAATACCATAGGCATGTACGGTTGCATAATCCAAATCAACATCAGTATTTGGCGCAATCAGAATGGTTTTACCCGCATTGTCTACGCGTTCATAATCTGCTGCTGTAGATACATGGACTTTCGCTTCTGGCGGTAATGCTTTATCAAATACTAAAGTGATCGTATCTGTATTTGCATCATGCACACCAGAAACGAGCTTAAACTTATCCGCACCGACTACGACTTCAACGCCTTCAACTGGCTCAAATTTAGAGCCTGCCCCGTTCTTTTTACCCGTATGGAACGCGTCAGTACCCACCAAAATACCGTTTAAATATGCACGGTTTGCACCAACAACGATTGGTAAACGTTCATTTCCGATAGGTTTGTTATCTTCATCACGCTGACGCTTTGTAGTCACTGTATAAGTAATATTGTCAGCAGACGTTAAAGCGAATTTATGAATGGAGTCAAAATACTGACTAGCAGCTTTAACACCATCTAAAAAATCACCTTTTTTCGTTGAACCATAGTCACGACCCGCAGTATGACGAACATACAATAGTGGTAGCGATGCTGTACCTTTCGGGTTTGGTAAATAAGCTGTCAATGGTGATGCATTGGCAATCAACATTGTGATTGTGACCATTGCTAAAGCGGGTACATCTGCAACATGGGTAGACGATTGCGAAGTTACGCTGTCATAGAAAGATTGTGTTTCAGAATTTGGATTACGTGCCAATGCGCTATCAAACAATCCCATTGTTTTATCTGGCGTTAAATCACAGTAAATTGATTTTGCAGCTTCAAGGGCAGCACCAACAATACCCGTGCTTGGCATTGCACCATGACGGGAACGGTATTCTTGAATACCAGTAGAAATACTGTCTAAAAGTTGTTTTTTTGCCAATGGGCTATCGCTAAATTTTTCCATTAGGCTTGATAAAGCACTAGGCACATAAAACGCGGGATCAATCCCATTTTTTTCCGCTTGTGCTACAACACTGTCAAACAACTGTACTGCATCAGACGGTGTGCCATCTTTATATTTCATTGCTTCAAGGAAGTTTTTACCTACTACCGCAATACGTGTGAAAGCTGCTGAAGCTTCTTTAATTTCGCTCTCTGAAAAACGAGTCATCTTGAGTTCTCCGCGCCGTTATTGGCTTGTATGAACTCATTTTGTAGATTCTATAAAAACGCGTTTTTGAGTATTCCTAACCTTTAATCCACTACAGCACCTAAGCAACCAAAAACGTGATAATTTCTTGCGATTAATCCTACTGCTGATTTCAATTCTTGACGTACATTTTGAGCATCAACGAGCTTATCAATTGGATTGAATGTATAGACAAACATTTTACCTGTTGCTGTAGATCCTGACATTTGCCAAGTTACATACTGTTCAAGAACGGTTGGATCTATTGCATATTTAATTTTGTACTCATTCTTTAGAACGCCAAAAATAACTTGGCTCATTTCTTGTTTTACAGTAAAGCCACCTCTTATATACAACATGCCATTTGCTTTTAAAAACTCTAATTTTGATGGTTTTCCATGAACAATAGTTGAATAAGTAATATTTGGATTTAGACTATCAAGAACTTGTGCTGCATCTACCCAAACTGGTTCTGTAGGCTTACTCTTTAACTGCGCTTGAAGTTTTGCTAAAGCCACGATTATTGAATCATTTTGGGTAATATCTGTAGGATTTTGTGGCACAAGCCCAGATAAAAGCGTGTTTTTTACCCGATCTTGATTAAAATACAGATTTACTGCACCTTCTGGCATTTCATCTGTATTAATTGCCACATTCACTTCGATAACTACCCATTTTTGATCATCAGTATCATAAATTGCAGCAACTCGCCCAAATCCAGATCCAACATCAATATGTGCATAATCCCCATCTTTACCTTGTATATTTGCATCTACTAAAGCGGCATAACTTTTAAAAAGCCCTTTAAAATGATCGTTATATTCATTTTTATTTAACTTTAAAGACAGTGCTAATTCTGTTTCTAGCCTATCCGCTTTGTTTATCATAGATTGATTAACAATTTCTTGAGATACTTCAAGCAAATAAGGTTTAAGCAAATTAACCAAATCAACTTCAATTGCATCAATAGAGTGGAAAAAATTAAAAACTTCCTGAAAGTTATTAATATTCACGCCTTTTGCAATCATTTTTTCGATTAAGCTATCCGACATTTTATTTAAACCCCTTGAATCTGCGTTAAATCAATAGAAAATGCGTGTTTTTCACCCGATGACAACTGCAATTCATAATGATTCACAGTATTAAGATTCATCATGATGACCACCGTATAAAATTTATGAACAGCATTAAAATTAGAAGGTAAAATTTCAAATGATTTAACATTGTCATGCGTGATTAATACAGGCTTATTCGCTGCCAAATCCGCATCAATGGCTTTAACCAATCCAACATGATCAATCACTATCAATCCATACGTCATGTATGCACCATTCACCCAAATGGACTTAACGGCTTTATCTGCGGTCAAAACAAAGGTTTCAGGCTCTTTTAAGCTAACAGTGATGCTTTTTGTGTCATTTTCATCAAAAAAATATGCGCTTTTCGTGCGGTGCTGAATGTTCTTAATAGCCAATACTGCCATTTCTCGCTCAAAAGTCGGATCATTCATATTGCCAAATTTGAATTTACGCATGGTGATTTGATCATCGTCTTTAGTACCTGGATCATTGTCGTAAATATCAAAAATTGGCGCATCGTTATAAATGAGATCTGACATAAGTAACGGATAGAGTTTTGACTCTGGCGTTAATAAATCTTCTTGAGAAATAAACGGCTCTAAGTGGTCCAATGGATCACGTAAATTCAACACGTATTTATTGCCATAATCTGAATGTATGCTTTGACCTTGTGAGCCAACACATTCAAGCCATTTGATCGTATCTTCAGATATTAATAATGCGAAAATATCGCCTTTTTTTGGCTGCCAATCTGGTACATTGCGAATCATGTCCCGCTGACTTTCAATATATGCCAAATCAAAAGGTTCAATCTGTGCGTAAAATATTGGATCTCCGCTATTAATATCGTCCATATCATTGTGTAAACTGCCGCCACTAAAATGATCAAATAGCAATTTGGCATAGCCTAGATCTTCATATTCAGTAGCGTGTTCCTCTTGGCTATTTAGTACCACCGCCCCTGCGTAAATCGTTTCTTGGCGTGCTTCATTGGCGTTGATAGGCACAATATTACGGCGATACACATAGCACTCAATAGATGACAAATTAGTAATCACTATAGAACGCGCTGCAAATCTACGACCATCAGCAACCCGTGTTGCTTCTTTTCTAACTGGCTTCAACATGGCTTATTTTCCTAAATTCTGTACTAAAACTTGGTATTCAGCATCAGTAATCACACCTTGATTGAGTAAGGTCTTATAGCGTGTTAAAGATTGCTGTTTGGTCTGTTTATTTTTGCTACGTTCCAATAGGTCCTTTTGACGTTGCAATGTTCTTTTTTGTAGCTGTTCACGCTGTTTGCGTTTTTGCTCAAGTTTATTTAATTCGTGTTGTAAGCGTGGCTTAATTTCACTACGTTTGCTGCCTGCTTTCGCAATTTGTTGAGCTATATTTTCAACTATATTTTGCTTTTCTTGTTTGTAGCGTGCGCCGACTTGACGGGTGCGCTCATTCTGTATGGCTTGGGTTAAATATCGCTGTCCATGCGCTGATTTAATCCAATGCATAACGCGTAAAATATGCTTACATGCAATTCCTGTTAAATTGGGATTTCGGTATTTAGGGAATCCACCTTCTTTACGCCCTAGTACCGTATTTCCTACTGTATTGATATAACGATACCAATATTTAAACTTGCCGCAATCGCATTCAAATTTAACGTTTCCCAATGACAACTTATTTTTTATTGCATATTGTGATACGTTTTTGGGCTGCAATGACAACTCGTTAAAAGACTGAAATTCTACATTGACATGGTGATAGCGTGACTTACTCCCTGCACTAGCATTAGTAATAAAATGCACCAAGCCCGCTTTGCGCCGTACAGGTTGTGCCGCAAGGATTTGTTGATTTGCCCGATCAATATCATCTTGACGACTAAAAGCAATGACTTGTTCAACGGTAATACCGCCTTTGTACTGCTTGGCAATTGTATCAATGTTATGTTTAAACGCTTCCAAATCAGCACGGGTTAATGTGCGTGTCATCCCCTCTGGCATACCTAGCGTGGTCTGCAATGCACGCTTAAAGTCATAGTCCCCTGAAATATCTTGAGGACGTAAAAACGTGGGTTTTGAGCCTTTTTTATCTGCCTTGCTTTCGCGTTCTTCTTCAGCAAGCTTTCTCTGTTTTCGATCTTCAGCCGTGCGCTGATTTAGATCTTTACCAAAACCACCTTTTAAAACTTCTTGCCGAAATTTATCTGGATCAAAGTTAGAAGGCATGAGTCACCCCATGCTTTTTTTGAAGTGCAATAATTTGAGCCAATTTAGGTAAAATAATGATGTTTTGTGGCAGTGGTTCATGTGCAAATGAAACGCCACTGGCAATACGCACAATATCGCCATGATTACGTGTCTTATAAACTCGCTGACTGATCAGTGATGCATCATAAATCTCATCGCGCCCGATTTGATAAGCAAACAAAAAACCGCCATAACCATGACGTTTCTTATTTTTATTAATCAGACGGCGTATATCATTGTGATATTCATTCAGTGACATAACATTCAACACAAAAAAAAGGCTAACCCATTTTGGATTAGCCTTTGAATTGAATTTTCTTGTTATTCCTAGATAGGGGGAGTGTAGCCAGGATTTAGATTTTTTTGAATAGCAATACGTGCAAAACCTGTCGTACCCGCTACTCCACGGTTTTCTGATCCATATTGATTACTACCCTCATACGTCCCTGCTTTACCACCACCTCCTACAACTAATTTTAAATAGATTGGATCTAGGCTTGTTGTTACAGTGAACTCGATATATGCACCTGAACCACCACCCGCTGCCCAACCCTCATTATTATTACCAACGCCATCGCCACCCTTACCACCCGCACCGTAAGACAAAACAGGGCTAACACTTGCGCCACCAACATGATCATATTGTTCTTGCAAGCCCTTATTTCCGTTTTTAGATGACTTCATGCTTACACTATTTGTATTAGTAAAGATACCACCCGCACCACCTTCGCCATGCCCCCAAGCACTACCATTATCCCACCATCCACCAGTTCCACCTTTACCACCACCCGCTGACGCAACGACTTGGTTAGCAAACTCTATATAGCTATCCCCACCGCTTTTACCGTGAATAATAGCAGTAGAATCATCACCTTGATGAACAGCCATACCGCCGCCACCGCCGCCGCCGACCAATATAATTCTAGCTGTAGCCCATTTTGGAATAGTAATTGAGTATGCACCCTCTAAGAAATCACCATCTAATCCTACCGATTCACCACTACTCTGAATGACAGACCAACCAACACTACCTGAATAACCAATTCGATTTGTACCCGACCTATTCCATACATGTAACTTAAATTTTTGTGATTCTCTAACAATGCGCCAAGCTTCATGACTGCTTTCTGGTGTAATGTGAATAATGTATTTATTATCACGCAAATCATCTACTTTATCGTTTAAGTCAATTTCAAAAAATGTACCTTCAGATGCTATTCCATTTACAACTCCACACGCGATAGTACGTGGATAAGTAATAGCATTTAACCGCTTAATAATATCCTCAATAGCTTTTTTTAATAATTCAAGATCCGTGTTTACGGAGTCACTTAAATCCTTAATAATTTTATCAATATCATCTTTTAATTTATTGTATTGACCGTCAATATCACCTGAAAATTGATTAAAAAAATCATCTACATACTTTTTTAAATCAGAAACAGCTTTGGTGTATTGAGGATGTGGATCTGGGTGTGATTCATGGTCAAAAATCATCTGTTGAGCTATAGGCGCATCTTGCATGACACTAAGTTGAACGCGTTCTGCATCAATACCCCCAAGTCTTAAACCAAAAGATGCAATAAATGGAATACCTTTACTTAAAATAAAAAAATGCCCAACTTCTTTACGTGCTATAGCAAATAAAACACCATCTTCGGTATATATCCCTATTTCAGAAGCATTTAAATCTTGTGTTGGGGTGTAATTAATACCTAGCATTAATGTATTTGTGGCTGGCTGTACCCCACCCGCTGACATTTCTGTTTCTTGTTTTTTACTAGCCAAACTCGCTACTGTGTCATTACTAACCCCGTGACCATCGCCAAAGCCCATTTTATCGAGTTTTAAAACTAACCCGACTAATTCAGCATTCAACGCGGCATTTCTACCCACATGTGTAACAGTAAATACAATCTCATTAGCTTCTGTAGCCATAATAAAAATCCTCACATAATGAGGATCTTTATATAAATTTACAGCGTGTTCAGTTTTTCATTATTCCTGTGTTTCGGCATTGGGAAAGATACCACGCACAAAATATAGATAATCTGGATGATTGCGGCTGCCGTATTTTTTAATAGCTGATTTTAAGAAATCGTTACTAAAATAAGGTGATTTTTCAGCATTAAATGTATATTCAAACCATTTATAATCTAATAATTTAAATCTTTTTGGGCAAGGTTTACTTGAAATAACTAAGCGGGCATTTTTTAATTCTGCGTAACAGCGCAAATGTATTTCGTTACTACCAATTATATATCTTTCAGGAATATCACACCAAACAGTCACATTTTCCAATTCTAAACCTAGCAAACCTAGTCGGCTTCCATATTTTTTAACACATATAAAACGGGTATCTTTATAACCATCTATGTAAATACGATCTTCATCAATAATGATTTGATCTGCTAGGTATTGGTAGCCATTTTTCTTTAATTTACATTTATGGTTTTCAATAAATCTTTTCAAAAGTTTACTACTTTCAGCACATTTTTCAGTGAATAAATAAATTTTTGAAGCATCTTCGCACAGCAAACTCCACACGGCGAATAATGCCAATATACTGATCCCTTTTGACGTAAAGCCACTATCCTGATAAGTAAAGTTATCTTTAGCCACATGTGTCTTTTGGCTATAATATAAGCCTGCAAATGTAAGACTTAAATTAGAGCCTTTTTGTGATAATTCACGACAGACTATTTCTGTTTCATAAGAAATTTTATTTTCTTGAATCGCTTTGCAAAAATCAATAAAACTCATGTTTTTGGGATCTATTTTTTCTTGCTGTTCTTCAACCTCACCAACTGGCTTATAATTAACGCCATTCAAAAACATATAAGCCAATAATTCCGCCATTTCTAATGAATTAGGTGATTTCATCATTTCTTTATTGGTCAAAACTTTAAAACGTGCATTTTCATCAAAGTTATAGTGTAAAGACACAAGTTGCTCTTTAATTTCATCCATAAAATGCTGTGTTTTAATCTTTAATCGGTTGCTATGTACTGCACGACTAAGATCAATAAAAGCTTGTGATCGTTTATTCACATAATTTTCGTTATCATTTCCGCTAAAACAATTGCCACCCCAATGAATAGATTCAAAACCAATACCTTTGTTTTTTAAAGCTTGAGTAAACCCCATCCCTGCACCATTTGGCATTAAAAGTAAGGTGATATTAGAGTAACAACCTATCGTATATTTAATTTCATCCAATGCATGTTGAAAATCTTTATAGTAATTAATACTTAGTACATCAATATGCTTGTAATGCTCTGGTGTGTCACTTTTCCAAGCTTTAGCAATCAGTATTTTGACTGAATTATTAAAATCATCAGCTTTAATTGACATTAAAAAACCAAAATCATGTTTGGTATGATCTATCGCCGTACCTTCCCAGACTTTTTCGACTGTTTGAGGGTAAATTAAAATCTGACCAAAGACACCAGTTACAGTTGGGTCTATGTTTTTGTCATATAGATAAGCTGTATTGCTTAATAATTTTTTTTGAAAATCGTTAATTTCAAGAGTAGTTTGCTCATCTTTAATAAACGGAACTTCATCAATCAATGCTAAATATGCATCACTTTTCTTAGCATTTTTTGATTCTAAAACCGACTCACGTACATCTTTTAATTTTTCCCAAAAACGATACATTGCATCCAATCCCAGTACCGCAGCTATAAACAATTTTTTCATTGTGAATCTCTATTCATAAAAACTATAGTTATAGAGATTTCACAAAAATGAATAGCTTCATATTCCTAAGCATAAAGATCCGCAAGCTTTTTAGCGCGTTCTAAATCAGCTTTTTTATCCATATCTGGCGATGACTCACCAAAGCCCTGCATATCTTCATCACTACTAAAACAATCATTTGCGGGTGAATACACTGTACCATCCATAAACATGAACGCGAATGTATCGACCAAATCGGGCGATTTAATCCCTTTACGGCGCATATCTTCCTTAGACAAGATTTTAAAACGCGCCTGGTCATCAAAAGTATATGGAATACGTGTCAATTGTTCTTCAGCTTTGGCTTTTAAGTACATGGTCCTGATCTTAAATCGGTTTGACGCTACCGCACGACTCAAGCACACATAAGCCTGTGCGCGTTTATTAACATACTCTTTACGTGCTTTGGTAGAGAAGCACTGCCCACCCCAAAATATTGGCTTGTAATAGATCCCAATTGATTTTAAGTGCTGTGCAAGCCCTGCCCCTGCACCGTTTGCATCCAACAATAATGTAATATTTGGATACTGAATCATGCATTCATTAATAATTGCCGTTAATTCATGAATATTGTCATTGTTTTTACATAACGGTATGCGGGTAATCTCTACCCGCCTTGCTCTTGGACCATAGTGCTGATTACCCCATACTTTAGCAATAACAATACTTGAATCATCCCGCCCTACGCCGCCACCTACGTCCACCGACATAAAGTAGCCATAGTCCTTATGTTTATCTTTTTCATCTAAAGACTTGCCTAACCATGCTTGTCGAGCGTATTTGTGCGTGATTAAGAACTCGCCCGCAAGATCTGGGAATAGACCGCGAATACGAATCATGTATTGTGGATCATCACGGCTACCGTACTGTAAAATCGCTTCTTTTAATTTTTCAATACTGACGATTGGTGATAATTCACTGTTAAATACAAGCGCATTCCAGACACCGCCTGCCGCTTTAGATAATTTATGATGTGAATCAAAGAAAAAGCCAGACGGTCTAGCGGGCTGTGAAGTCATACACATACGGTTATCTTTATGTGTTAATGCCCCGATCAGTACGTCAAAGACTTCATTGGCAATCCCTGCGGCTTCATCACACCACACCATGTAATTATCGCCGTGCAAACCCGCCAAGTTGGTCGGCTTATTTGCGGGTGCGGTTTTAGCGAATACATGCCAAGTCTTTTTACAGCCTTTGATGTAAACCGTTTCTGCTAAAACTTCCACATAGTCAGCAATCCATGCCAAACGCCCTTTTTTCAGCAAGTCTTTACAGATTTCAATTTCTTTCCAGACTAATTTTCTAAGCTGATCAATCTGTGGCGCAGTAAAAAGCATGATTGAATGCGGGAAAAATAGTAAATGCCACAACGCCGTAACACCCGCTGAACGAGTTTTACCCGTGTTGTGTAAAACAATGTCATCCTCACCTAAAAATTTATGACTATTTTCGAGTTCAAAGCCGTAATAGTCACCTTTACCGATTGATTTAACTGACTTTAAATAAACGCGCTCATAGCCATATTTTGACCATTTATAAAGCGTATAACGGCGTTGTTTTTTTCTTTTCCATTTCAAATATTCACTGACTGTCGCAGTCAATGTGCAACCAATTTCATCCATCAGACAAAGAATGTGTGATGCATTAAAAATGTGATGTTTGCCGTTTGTATAAGTGAATTTATATAGGCGTTCTATGCCTTTTAATGGGTATAAGACAACTCTAGGGCTAAAGTTGTCCTCTCCCATTAAAATATCGTCTGTATCTATGTCCTGAACGGCTTTAAAGCTGCCGTCATGCATTTTTATCAGTGTGCCATATCCAAAACAACCATGTCCCGATGACACGGATGTACGGCTACCAGGTACAGCAATTGAGTTATAGAGTTCATCTTGTTGCCAAGTAATATCCATGCCCAATGCTTCGATAGCAAAGCGTGATAAATTGTAGCGATAACGCTTACAGGCGGCGTGCCATTCAGGTAAATCATTCAGACTTTTCAGCATACCGCCACCCTAGATCGTGAACGGTACTAGGAAATCATCCTCTTGCTCTGGCGTTGCTTCATCTTGATCATCAACTAAAGCGGCGGTACGACCTGAACGTAAAGCAGCCCAACATGCCGCTAAAACAGCGATATGCCCGCATGATGTTTGTTCATGATCTATTTCGTATGCATTCCCGCGATTTGCATCTACCTTAGTAGTCTGTAATACGCTATCAACTAAATAACGACTAGCAATTTCAGAACCCAGAATCAAGCATCCTGAACGCTGCAACTCGTAATATGAAGCGATTGCCTGTGTTAAATTTTCTTGTTCTTGAAAGCGTAAATCCCACTTATAGATATTTGGATCATCAACAACGCGCAATGTATAGCGTTCATTGGCTTTAAGCTGCTTTACTTGCTCTGCTGTTTTATTTTTATATGGATCTTTTGGTAATGCATAAGGTAATGCGCGCTCAATCGTTAAACGTCCGTTTTGACGATCAAAAATAGCAATCATGCGTACTGGTTCTTCATATTTAGAGATCCGTACATCCAAAATAATATCGTTCATGGTTGCCCCCCTTTACTGATCCATTCTTGTGAACGCTCCCCTGTTTTTATGTCTGCTTTTTGGCGTAAATGAGGATCATCCGTATCTGGATACATGTCGGCTTCAACAACTACATGGAATGCGGGTGGCACTTCTTTATCATCTGGCTGTCCGTATGTTGGCATACCCTCTACAACTAACGGCAATAGTCCAGACATAGTAAAATCAAGCAATCCAATGGTGATATTGCTTTCCTCAACACTTGCTGAATCTGGGAAAATTGAGTTATCAAAAATCGTTAAATGCCATTTATCCCGTGTATCAAAGGCTAAATCGTATTCAATTTCGATACGGCGTTTTTCAAGCAATTGAATATAAGATGTGAATTGATCTGTAAAACTCTGTGCTGAATCTGGATCATTCACGACAAAAGCATATTGAACGCGATATGAGCGTGGAATGGCACGTATAGCAACTTTTCGTCTTTGCGGGTCGGTTGGTATTACTGCATTTATTTCAAATGGCACACCGATGATTTGGCTAACGTCTGGGGCTTCTTTAATGCGCTGCACAGATAGCAATAAACGGGGTAAAGTAGCGGATTTCTCCCCCAATTTACGGTAGCTGTCTAATTGTGCTTGTACGTCATCAATCATCCGACCTTCAACAATCGCCGTTGGTGTGCTTTGATTTTTCCAATGATGCATAGCTTTGGTTTCTGCAACCATCCATTTTTGAAAGTCTAGGACCATCAAACATAGGGCATTCATGACCGATTCACGGCTAGTTCTCTTTTGCATAGCAACCACCCTTAAAACCAATTAAACATGCCGCCGATAACTTTTGTTGCCGTTTTTTTCGGCTTAGAGCTATCTTCAGAACTCGATTGCGCGTTTAAAAATTGATTACTTTGCTCTAAGAAATTTTCAAATGATTGAGTAGGACACAAGGCACTGTCATAAAATGACTGTTGCTGCTTCTTTTGTAGCTCTTTTTTCTTCGCTTCTTTTGCCATTTCTGCAATAAAACGATTTTCGAGTTCTGCCGCTTGTAGCATCTGTTCTGCTGCGGTTTCTGTTAAATGCTCTGCATAGTTGGATTGGTGAATGCAGTCATACATTTCACCTAAGCTGATCTCTAACGTGGTTTTTACAATGTCTGGCATTGGCACGGCGTTATCAAATAGTCCGTTGCTTGTGTTGTAGACATAGTTTTGCTGCAAAACATAGTCAAAACCGCCCATGATGGTCGGAAAAATACGCCCCAACATGTTTTTAAAGTCACATGCAATGGAAAAACCGCCCACTTTGGCTTTGTATTGACGATATGCGTGTTCACCTTCTGGCGTTTCTAAGAACTCAACACGATGACTTACAATACCGTCATCCGTTGCACTCAATTCAACTGTACGAAGTGCGGGACTGATCTTTACGGTTTTACCGTTTTCTAATACCGCCGTTTCTGGTGGATACATGCCGAATAACTGACGGATTTGATGACCGTAATAGCCAAACATGCCGCCCGTGCTGATCGTTTCTTGTGTTTGTGGTGAATTAATTAGATCCACCCATGTTTTTAAATCCACATTAGAACGGTCTTGACCTGTGAATTTTCGTCCACGATCTTTTAAGTCAAATGTGATTAGTTTTGTAATTCTTGACCCAGACATAATAAAAAAGCCCTAAAAATCTATTTAGGGCTATTGTTTATGTTCTATAAAAACGCGTTTCTTGGTATTCCTACACTATGGGGCGATAGTAGTTTCTATTTCAATGTGTTTAATCTCTGAAGGTGCTTTGATCATAAAGTCACTTCGTTTCACAATTAACTGTATATGCTCTGGGGCAGCCCCCATACCACAATCACGGGGATTACCATATTCATAAGGTACATGCACGATCATTGCCTGACTACCTAAAGCCATTATCATATATTGAGCATATTTTTTAGAATTTTCTTCAAACTCGTAAATATTGACACTCCATTGACCCCAATTTGGATATTTCTCAATGTATTTTTTCAATCTGTTTTCCGCATCTGTTAATGCTTTCCTTGCTCGTTCCTTATCAATTGAAAAATAAGGATCAGCTAGTATCTTTTCAACAATACCTGGTAGTGGTTCTTCTTGCGTTGGGTTATCTGCCAATATTTTTTCAAAATTAATATTCATGGTTTATCTCTTATTTTGGCAAAATTAATTCTGGGACTTCTAGTGGATCAATAGGGTACTTATAGCGATAAGCTTCAGGTGAAGCTGATATTTTTCGACTATAATCCGTATGTTCCCAACAATAAATATACCCATCTTGGTTTTCTGCTATTTGTGTTGGATCTTCACTGTAAGCATAGTGTCCTGTTCTTCCCGCCCACCCACAAACAAGATTATCAAACAAAAAATCATATAATTTACTTAATTCTAATGTTTCTCTATCAGGTGTTTTAATTTTAAAAATTTTAAGCATCTTTATTCCTCCAAAAACTCAATTGATATTTGCTGATAATCATCCAGTGCTTTTTCCAAAGCAGCTTTTGCCACAACCTTTTTAGTATCAGGGCATCTGACTGAATCGCTACCGTTTAAAAGCATACCTGTCATATAAAATTTGCAGCGACTATAGCCGCCCATTTCTTCAACCAAATCAAAACTCGCAACGAGTTCTTTTAAATAAACAACCTAGATACGTTCATTTGAATATTTTTCAATGACATAACTTAGATGGTTTTTTCTTGCGAACTCGATAGCCTTTTTCGCCGATGGTATGCCCCATTGCTTAATGTGATTTATGGCTTTTTGCATGGTCTATTTACTCTTATAGACAGGTATTTGAGCAAAGTCACAGCGAGTTCTTTTGTAATTGTTTTTGTGGTTTTCACGCTGCTTTTCACAGATATTTTGTGTTGCGTATTGAAGCTGATAGCTTGTTGCACCACCAGAATGACCACTAATATTCACGTAAGTCACTGTCAAAACCCAAACCGTTACCCATGTAATCATTTTAAACCGCCCTAAATTTGTCGTAAAAGCCCTTGTTCTTCATTCCCACGTACTGACACCAACCAAAACGATCACGCCACCAATACCAATCGTTATCGCTTGTTTGCATCCAGTACGTGCCGTCCCCTAACTCAATATGTGTTGTGCCTTTAGGTTGCATACAATCAACCCCAATAAGCCCGATCTGTTACCCAAAGCATCCACACAATTAAAATAATAAGTAAAAACATGGTTGCTCTCATACAGCCATCCTTTTAAGTCCTGCCCTTCTTTTGCTTGAAGCCCTGCGACATAAATCACAACGACAACCTTTTGCGTAACGCGTTGCCGTACCATGTGCAATCTTTAACTGATAGGCTTTTTCGCGTTCTGCTAAAATTTCTTTCGCTTGTGATTCAATCTTTTTTACCTGGTTCTTTAGGTGATCTGGAAAGGCACGGCGACCATTTTTATAATCTGTAAAAAACCCACTGCTAAAGCCCAATAATTCGCTAATTATGGTTGTCATGCCTTTTGGCTCACATAGCTCATTCAACCATTTATTATTTTCACTTAGTTCTTTTGTTGCGATATATCGTGTTCTTTCAGTCTTTGCCTTTACCACCACTTCAGCACCTTTATTTTTTTGAGCAAAAAAAGGCGATCTTGCTAAGATTTTGTCTTTCAAGTGATGCTCTTTATTTTCACGAAAGGCTGTAACCACATCACGTACCACACACATGCCATACGGCGGTTTTTTTTCTTCATTTGCAATAGCAATAAGTGCTTGTTTTACCGTTAATGTATCCATTATTCATTACCCTTATTTTGTCGCCATTCAATGCGATTCTTGTATGCTGTTAATTCCTTATTTTCGCTTTGTAGTTCTTGATATTTCACTTGCAATCTTGAATAACCACGCTGCATATAAAGTATTTCTTCAGCATCACCCAAACGAGCCAAAGCCATTGTTAAAAGGTTCATTTCGTTCTGAAAATTGCGCTCATTGAATGCCAATGTTTTTAAATTTTCTTCAATTGCTTTGTGGTCTATATAGCTTTTATTGGTCTTTGACCATTCGCAAAAATATTTGATTCTTGGTACTGCCAACACGCCCGCAATGACCTTGCAAATCCCTTTCGGACTGACATAGATTAAGCCCCACTTTTCTGGCAATTCTTCGGGTTTAATCAGTCCATTAGGACATATAAAGTACCGATATTTCCCTATGCCCGTTTCAGGATTCATACGGTGCGGTTTTTTCTTATCTGCTAAAAAGTCAGATCGACTCGTTTTGGCTTCTAACAAGAAAGTTGCGCCGTTAGATCCATGTCTAATACCGAATACATCTGGGTTTTCCCCATAGCAAGCGGGTTCTACAATTGCGAAGTGGCAACCATGACCGTTAGCGGATTCAGGACGTTTTAAGAAACGTGCGCCAATTTCACATAGTTTGCGATGATTTAGTTCAGTCATGACCACCTCTAAAAGTTACAACTCGCTCATAAGACCTATTTAGATTCTCTTGGACTGATATGCCCTTCGAGAATCCAATTTCTAAAATCTTGATTTGTGGAGAAAATTCATAAAATTTCTTGTCAAAAAACTGTGCTGTAAGTTTGACGACTGCACTTGCATGGCTCGCAACATCCCCACCATAGACATTCTGAATTTTTAAAGATGATTCCCCACACTCACAGCAACGAATATCAAAAACATCACCATCCCAATGCCAATGTTCAAACCAGTCTGTTGTATCATTTACGGCGTTACAGTGTGGGCATTCAAAATCATCAGTCATGCTGTTTTAATTCCTTTCAATTTTGTTCCATTTATTCTTAGACTTAGCGACATTATTAGTCACAACCTCAAATCCACAATCGCCACAAGTAACTGCTGATTCTTCATTGTTTCCATCTTCATGCACATAATCAGAACCACATTCAGGACAATCTTTAAGAACTTGTGTGTATTCTTCGTTGCTGTATTTATCTTTTTTCTTACTCATGATTCTCTACCTCAATTAATTCACGATTTGTATTAACAACCGCACCACATCCAAAACATTCAGCCTTTCCCTCATAAAACAAAGTTGTAGAGAAATGAACGCAATGCTTTGGATTGAGTGGATACTGCCGTTCAGAACCCAGTAGTTCATTCATGGCTATGGACACACCTTCAGCGGGATTACTTGTTTTTTGTGGCATTACAACGATGTTTGTAGGCTTAGCTACAACCTCGTTAAGATCACTTTTAAATTTTTCTACTTGTTCTTTTGAAAGGTGGGATAAATCAATCGTAATGGGTGGCGGTGGTGCTGTTATGGCTTTAATCTGCATAACTTTAAGCAACATCTTACGCGTTGGATGCTCAAGCAAATATTGCGGTATATACGCCATAAATCCTTTTTTAATAGACTCATCGTATTCATCAAACAACAAAGCATTTTCTTTAAAAAATTCAGTGATTTTTTTATAAAAACGCGCATCTGAATCGTCTAATATTTGCGATTCAGGACAATTAAAATCGGTTACATCCCACTCAATACCCGTAAGCTTGAAAGCTGCTGTATAATTACCCTCAATCAAATGTCGGATAAAAATAGTTGACTCATTAATCTGCATTTAAAACTGCCCCAAATTCACCAATAATTTTGTGTTGACGTATGCACCACTCAACACGGAATTTAATTTCCTTTTGTGAAAGTTTTCCGCTGTCATGTACTTTGCAACGCCCCGCTAAACCTGTACGCAAATCACCACGACAACGCCCGTTCAAATCTGGACTAAGTACCGCGTTACTGATTTTTGATAATTCTGACAATCTATTCATATTTGTGATTTCTCATATAGTCATATTTATGATTTAGTTTTTATTAGCTGATCCTTATCATCCCAATAAGCACCATCATTCCGACTCTTTGAATCAAAATAAAAACCCAAAAATTCATCTGGTTCTAATTTTTCTGTCAATTTTCCGAAAAAAATCATTGCAACAACGGTATCTTTAAGGTTCTCATCTGTAGTCAGTTGATTACTCGTTATATCTACAGTCAAATTATCCCAATCAACTAATTCAACCTGAAATACAGGTTCTAGTTCATGATGATAAGATTTTGGACTTAGCCACCCATTAGCTACTCTATGCTTTGCAAAAAAAGCATCTACTAATTGCTTTTTTTGATCTTTAGTTATGTTTTGTGAACCTTCGATATACAACAAAGGTAATGTGGTCTTAATCACTTGCAATTCCTCATATACTCATATTTATGATTTAAGCTTTAAAATCATCCAGTCTTTCAAACTGCGCTGCTTTACCTAACAACATGATGTTTGTGATACAAGGCTTATCAAACTCTGCCGATAATTCCGCTTCCAACGTATTCAGCAATTGGGCATTCAATGTATCTGTATCAATCATCATCACTGTGCGATAAGTACCGCCGTGCAAATCTTTAAAGACAACAAGCCATTCATACAAATCATCCGAATCAAGCGGAATATTTGATAATGTTCCCTCCCTCAAAGCCCAAATAAATACAGCAATCAAACCCAGAAGAATCGCGATAAATTCAATCATTGCACTTCCTATAGCTTGTTTGGGTTAATGTATTCATCAACAATACGACCCAATGCTTGTGGAGTTAGGATGATTGTCTTGTGCAATGGATCTAGTGACTCTTGAAAAACTTGCTCTTTTCCGATTGCATCTAAATCATTACCGCTTAATGTATTGACGATTTCATAAGTTTCATCATCAATCATTAATGAAACCTTGCTCGGATCTTCAGATAGTTTAATCACAACCAACGTATAGCTTGGATCAACAAGCATGGCGCACCTCATTAATGATGAATTTCACGTTTTCATACGCATCACGCTGTCCACGCCAGTAATCGCTATTTTGGTGATCATTTTCAGAACGCAAAGCTAGTGAATCAGTTAAGCCACTGACACGGCTATTTATGTACTCAATCGGCTTTTCTTCGCGTTGATTTTCTATGGTCGTTTTTTCTAACTCCTTTTCTAAACGCGACACTTCCACATAAAAATAACCAAGTAAGCGCAAGTCATTAAAGAACTCGCTATAGCTTTTGAAATGAGTTTTTTTAAAGCCGTTCTGGTCTAAATAGTCACACCAGATATACTTTTCATTCATTTCAAAGAATAGACAACCACCTCTATAGCGATTCACAGCAATATATACACCGTCACACTTATTCCCTTTTAACTGCTTGAGCATCTTCTTGACTTTCGATAGCCCGAACTGCTGCAAAATGGTTTGCTCTACTGTCACTTTGTTTAATTGCATCATCTACGCCCTTTAACTGCTCAATCCAGTCAATCGTGTACGGATCTCGGTATATTTCCTCATTGCTTTGTTTCTGTTTCTTCATAAAAACTTCGACTTAAATCAATGCTGTTTTTCATTTGCTCGATAAAAAATTCTGATTTATCAAAATCATGAAAGTTGCCTAAACAACCAATGAAGATCAAAACCATGTTTTCTAAAAAACTCTGTAACTCCTGGTCACTAAGATCTTCACTAAGAAGAAACGTCATGACCTGTTCATTAAAGAACTCAAGCGATAAATCTTTGGTATGAAGTGTAGGCATTAATAAATATCCAATTATTCTGATATTCCTATTCTATAAATTGATTATATATTCTTTTTGGAATAATTATAGTAATTTTTATTCTTTTTATGTTTATTTATATCTATAATATTCCTTTATTATTCTTTTTTAGATTGCTTCTTAATTATGTTTGACAATGGCTGTAACGCGTTCTATTTTATTTGTGCATCCGCAAAATCGGGTGCTTGGATTGGCGTCCAAAAGTTTCGTTCGGCAATAGCCGCATAAGCGGTTTTATTTTGCCTATAGTTTTCTGCACCCTGTAGAAACATCCGTTATGGCGGATTAGGCAGGGGCATCGCAAGATGCGCTAGATCCGAACGACTAGTACGCCAACCCTGTTTAATCTGCCACCCTAATAATTGGCGTTATTTCGGTGGCGAAAATTCATTTTTCGTTCGGAGTATTCGCCCATGAATGCCATTTCCACTTTTACCTTTCACCAAGATCACAATGTCCGTGTTCAAATGATCAACGGCGAACCTTATTTTTGTTTACCCGATGTTTGCAGTGTTCTTTCAATCCTAAACTCACGTGATTTACTTGCAAAACAAATAGATAAAAAGGGTGTAGAAAAAGTCTACATCCTTACAAATGGCGGGAATCAAGAAATTGCTTTTATCAACGAACCCAACCTATACCGTGTGATTTTCCGTTCAAATAAACCCGAAGCAAGACAATTCCAAGATTGGGTATTTAACGAAGTATTACCCTCTATCCGCAAAACTGGACAATATCAGATACCAACACAAGCCAAAGCACCGAACTACATCACCAATGATGATATGAACAACATTAAACGCCTTGTTTGGTTCTGTGCTTCATTCTTTGATCATGAAGATGCTTTTAGTCGTGCAACATGGTCGTCTTTACGCCATGTAACCAATAAGCCAAGCCCTGAACAGTTTGAAGTTGAACAATTGCCTTTATTAGAAAGTGAGTTCAAACGCCTATATAGCATCATTGAACCGTATCTAAATACACGTAGAGCATGTGAAAAGGCTTTGATTAAGTATTTTATTAGAGGGCGTGCGGATGCAGTATTGTTACAGCAATTACTTGATCAAATGCATGGATCTGTTGAAAACCTACATGAAAATACCAATGTTAAGTTTCCCAAACTATTTAGTTCATCTTGTACTGATCTAATACGGCGTAAAGCTTAATAAAAAAAGCCCGATTCTATATCGGGCTTTTTTGTCGCCGTGTAGCGATAACACTACATATCAGGCTCTACATACTCTGTATTACTCTTTTGATATTTTGAGTAATAATTTATCCCCATAAAATACACGACAAATGCATAAGACTTGGCGTGATCCATTTCAACATATACCTGTTTTTCACCATCCTCATTGTGAACAAATTTAATCTCGTACTTAATGCTTTTAGGCAAAGATGTATATTCATTTTTTTTACCACTAAAATGAAGATACCATAAGAAATCACTACCAAGCTTATCAATTTGTTCTTGAGTCATATATGGATAAGTCATATCCAACTTTGCTTCACAGACACGGATAGGATTGTAATCATCAGATTCAGAAAGAGTGGCAATATCTTGAAATTTTAATTGCGTATTTTCAATGTTCTCTACAGCCAACTGATTTGACTTAACATCCTTTTCGGACAATGCTTCTTGATAGACAATACCCCTCAACGTATCCAGTGTATAAGAATCATAACAACTCGGCAGCACTTCTTCTTGCTGTTGCACGATGACAGGCTGTTCTTCTTCAACCTCTACCGTTTGATTACTATCTTTGTTTGTTTCATTCAGCTTCTCATACGCACCTTTAAACCAAAAGCCAAAAACCCCTATAGCCACTAAAATAATGACTAAGATTGTCGATAAAATCGCAATAATCCAATTTTGTTTATTATTATTCTGCATTTGGATTTTCACACGTAATAGAAACAAAATGAGTGGTATTTGATTTTTTGACAAATTTAACAGCTATTGGATCAATAATTCCGTCTAAACCATCACTATCTACTCTACAGTTATTTTTCCTAGCAAATCTATGTAATGTATCCATATCGGATTTTATTGTATGAGATAAAATAAAGCTATTTTGATGAATCACGCAACAACCCACATACATTGTCTTATAAGGAATATCTAAAGCTGCCACATTAAAATTCAAAAAAGTTAACGGTTTTTGTGAAAAATAATATCCTCTATATGCTTCAGCATTATTATCAAACCCCTTATTAGAGAACACGCCATTTCTGAATAGGCTCTGTGCTGCGACACTTTTAACCCCATCCCCTTTAAGTATTGCTACCGCTTGTGTTTCTGTAACCACATTAGCTGCAAATGACGGCATTGCAATCATAGTTAATGCATACAATAAGCCCAGTCTTTTAAGTTTCATACATCCCCCAAGCAAATAATTATTGTCTGCCTATCATACACATAAAAAAGCCCGAAATTAATCGGACTTCACTCTTAACCTTGCAAGGTCTTAAACCCAATTCCACCACTAAATATATGCGCCAAGCCCCGATCTGATACATTTTGATTAATATTTGAATCTTGGGCTTGTGCTGTCATTACTGGCACTTTATTCCCTGTTGATAATGGAACGCGTTCCGCTGCTATTGGTTGAACTTTTGTAATATTCGATGATTGCATACGATTCATTTGCAAAATACTTTTTGTCTTAGGTGTAACATTCGGGTTTAAAATTTTACTTGAGATAGGCATTTCTGCATTTTGTGCAAATGTCGCAAGATCCTTCGATGACTTAGGTGTAACCATCTTGCTTTTATTCTGCCCAACTGCTTGCTGTGGCAATGGGATTACATCCTTACCTTTTGTATTGGTCTGTACAATGGGTGGTTGCTCAACTGACTTTCCAGAACGAATTTGATTCATTGCTTCAACAACCAACCCACCCGCTTTCGGATTAGCTTTATTTAATCCCGTGTTTTCATGCGCTGAACGCCCTGTATCGGCTCTTGGCACTGCTGCCCATTGCCCAGCAATATCATTTTGAACTTTAGCAATAGATACATTTTTACCTTTTGCATAATCTTTTGCTGATTTAGGTAAAAGTTTTAAAAACAATTTATCCTGCAATTCAGGTGTAAATATATCTGTACCTTTTAGCGAACCATCAGCTACCCAATTTCGTAAATTAGATGCAATGATTTGATAGCGACCAACGGCATTAAGTCGTTTTGGATCTCCAACTGGTAATGCATTACGTTTTAAAATGTCATTAATAGACATATTTGTTAAATTAGCTTCATTAATGGTTTTAAAGTCACCTTTAACACGCCTTTTTTCATAACCACCTGTATTAGCAATTGTGTAAGATCCTTTACTTTCATATTTTGCTACTGCATCAGCAATTGGCTTATATATACCTAACCCATTTGTTCCCTCATCCTTTAATCCGCTTGAACTACCACCACCCTGACCATAGCTTAAAAGATCAACCCCACTTACACCTGATCCACCACTCGCCGCGTTTCCTTTTGACTTATTTCCCGTAACTTTATTATATAAATTTGATGCACCTTGTTTAACGTAATCAATACCATTGCCTATAGCTTCTTTAGTATTTTTTACAATCTTTGAGTTTTTAATGGATTCAGCAATATCTACAATTTTTCCAATTGCATCAGACCAAAGGCTTTTAAAAATCCCAACAAAATCAGAATTTTTGAGCGTGTCCGTCCACTCTCCAACCTTTTTACCAAAAATCCCACCAAGATAAGCACCAAGCGCACCACCACCAATCGTCCCCAATGGTCCAAACACTGAACCCAATATCGCACCAAGCGCACCACCCGCAAGACTACCAATCCCCTTACCTTTACCACCACTATCGAGTTTACCCCATTCAGAAAATAATGAAGCACCACCAAACAACAACCCAAGCAAAGGAACTCGCTTCAATAAGCCCTTAAATAAGCCCTTTCCACCTTTAAACAGCTTTCCAAGCAATCCACCAAACAAACCACCACCGCCACCCCCATTCGAGCGTACAGCGTCAATAAGGCGTTTTAATAGCTTATTCCGTTCCTTATCTGATTCTTGTTCACGGCGGTTCGCTTGCTGCTGTTCTTCTGGGAGTGTTTGCTCATTACGATTCTTACGCATACGACCACGCAAAATACCAATTGCACGCGAAGTCATCTTGCCGAAAATATTACCGACTGGGGAAACAATTTCTTTTAATTCATTTAAAGCATCGACTGTAGGATCATAGCCTTTTGTGTCTACATTCCCACTTGAGCCACCACCATTTTTAAATAGATCCTTAAATTTTTCTAATATCGTCTTATCCTTAGCAGTAAAACGCCCTTTACTATCCCGATCCTGATTTGATCTTTCACGCTCTAGTTGTGCGCGTTCTTCAGCTTGACTGCGTGTTCTAGTACGCCGTGTCGGGTTAGGATTTGGATCTTCAGCATCACGGCTTGGGCGTGGTCGAGTCGATGGCGCATTACTATCAGCATTGCGTGAACGCCCAGAACTCGCACGATTAGGCGTACCTCTTTGATTGCCCGTGTTTTGATTGGGTTCTGCGTTATTTGGCGTGTTTTGGCTATTTGACTGACTTGCCGCATCCTTTGCTTTCTTATTTTGCTTAATGTAGTCCTGGATGGTTCTATTTAAACTATCTGACTGACTTTGATTAGCATCAATCATACGTTTAAACTCGGACTTCAAAAAATCCAGAATTTCTTTTGTATTATCTTCTGTGTTTTCTACACCTTGCTTGATTTGTTTAAGCCGTAACTCGCCCAAAATAAAGCCTTGAGAATCTGTATTTAGCATGTCTATATTCCTAAAAAATATACATGCAGTATTTGCTTTTTATTTATCGCGTTTTTCTCAATATTCCTTTAAAAATCGGACAAAAAAATACCCGTTTGGGAACGGGTATATGAACAGGAAAACAGATAACATCTTTGTATTATCTGACAATGCAATTATACACCAACAGATATAAATCAACAACTTGAAGTACAATTGATTACAAAAAAACTCTATGCATCATGGGGTATATCTTCATATTCTGCTTCACTTATATCATCATCCAACAAGCCCAGTTCTTGCATCTGTCTTTGCTGTTCTTGCTCAATTTCTCTTTCAAAGTCACCTGACTCTAACATGGCACGGCGTTCCATCATCTCGATATTACGCTGTTTCAATTCTAACATCTGCTGTTCATACGCTGTATCGTCATTAAGATTTGTCAAGCGTCCCGCTGTTTCAGGTTCACGGGTATCTTCTGAATTAATGCCGTAAAACAATATATCCATCTTTGCTTGTTTTTCTATAGCATTAGTTAAAAACATAATTGGCTCAACCAAACCTAATGCCATACCGTATGATTTTTCGATAAGTTCTTTATCTTCTGGCTCTGCTTCTAATTGAAAGTTACGATCTAACATCAATGTCTTATTTATGACAATTTCATCAGTCGTGTGCATAGTTAAATGCTGTAACTGATCATTCATATTTCTGTTTCTGCGGATCACATCAGCTATTTTCAATTTGCGTCTTGAAGTAGTGGACAGCAACTTTTTGACACCCCCTAACGCCTGTGAAACTATCTCATCCCTTCGTGAAACATATAAGTCATAATCAGTTAAGAAACCAGTATCATCTTGATTTATAGTATTTTTTTTATCTTCAACTGTAGCAGACTGCAAAGTATTTTTTGCTTTCTGCATCAATTTCTTTAGCTGCGCGTTAGTCTTTTGGCTGATATTTTGTGGTCGCTCCCATCCCTCCTTTTCAGCTCTTGTAACGACTGTACGGCGGTTAGGCAGTTTAGTTTCTCCTAAGAACTCGCCAACAATTTCAACAATACGCTCAATTGTCGATTCACCATCTGATTCATAAACTGTACGCACACAAAACCAAATCTCATCAGAATATTTACTGTTTCTAGTTTTTCGATTTGGCTTATTATCAGTCATGTTTCATCCCTGATCAATCAAAATTACGCACGACTGGCTTTACTTCGTCTATTCTTACCTTTTTTGTGAAATGCTTTATTTTCATATTCCTGAATAACTTCAATAATATTCAACTCTGCATAGCGATGAAAACGCGCAATTAGCATATCAAATGCCTGTATCTCAGCTTGTAAACTAAATGCCATTTCTAGCACTTCAGGATAGGCTTCGGAAAATTCACGATTTGCCCTGTGTACCAGGATTGCATCTACAAGTTTTTGGCAATAAAGCTTCAGCAATTCACCATGATATTTTGGGAAGTGATCTAAAAGAGAACATAAATTTTTGCTTAGGCTATTAGCCATGTCTAGGGCTGCACTTCTCATACTCTGAATAATAATGCCGTTATGTGATGACGGTGCATTTAATTCCACCTCATTACTAATCCCTGCAATAAAATCCAAACTACAATCATAGAGTTTTGCAATTTTGATCATAATAGGTAAAGGGAAGGAACGCGCACCAGTTTCAAGCTCTACAATACGATTATTAAAAGTTTCTTCTTTATAGTTCCATACTTTCTGCATCACTACATCACGATTAACCCCCGCCCATTCACGCGCAATTTTGCAGTTATAGCCCACCATTGCATTAAACTTTTCATCACATGGCAATTCATGTTTATTTGCTTGTAATCGCTCTGGTTCTTCTAATTCGTTGCAATCTGTTAAGCGTGCGCCCAACTGTTCTTGCTTATGATCTTCAATTTGCTGAATAAGATTTAATTCAGCATACCGATAATAGCGGCGTGATGCTTCTTCAAAATCTGCCACTTTTTCGCTTAAATCTTTAGATAAATTAGCTATATCTGGATAGTTTGCACTAAATACCAGGTCTTTGTTTTTTTGCTTCTCAATTGCTGTTATGGTTCTTTTTGCTGTGTTATGCAGCAATTCACCCCTCTGTTTCGGTATAGAGTTTAAAACCTCATCTAACCTTTCGCCGATACGCTCTGTAATTTCAGTAGTCGTGCTTTCAATCGCACCCAGTACCACGCTCTTTTTTTCAATAAGATTAATCTCAATATGCGGGCTTAATCCCGTCAAAAAATTTAGGCTGCACTTATACAGTAATGAAAGTCTAACCAAGTGACTAAATGTGCATGTTTTATGCCCATACTCCAAATCACTTAAATTTTTAAGTTGCACTTTCAATTTATCGCCCGTAATAGCGTACAACATAGATACAACATCTAAACGTGTATATCCTGATATTTCACGCGCAATACGACAATTTTTACCAATAGTCGTCCACAATTCATCGTATTTTGGCAGCTTAATTTCACTCATCATTTGATCCCTAAATAATCTTTAATTTCTTTGATTGTTTCAGCAACGGTACGACAAACCAAAACCTTATTTCCCATTGCTTCAAGTAATTTAATTTGCGCTTTCTGTTCTGGGCGAACTCGCCCATTTTTTGTTTTTTGTTCTATATATAAACTTCCATAGCCTTGTTTTGGCACTGGCAATAACCAATCTGGCGTACCCGCAATAACACCCATCTTTTTAAATTTTGCACCTTCAGACTCAGATCTATTACCGCCATTGGGAATATGACGAATAATCTCACTCACACGGTAGCCGTTGTAACGAATGTAGTAGCATTCTTCAAATACTTGCATTTGAATATCATCTTCTTGCGGTGCTAACCCAAGTGCTGCACGCTCTGACGCTGAATATCTTGTTTTTTTTGGTACAGGTGCTTTAGCAAATATATCTTTAGGTCTATATGGTCTGACACGCTTAACCATTCACTACATCCAAATAACAATAAAAGAATATTAGAGAATAATTATTACATAATTTATTCTAAAAGTAATATAAAAGAATATTTTATTTCTTATAAGCAAAAAAAAACCTTCCGAATTGGGGAACTCGGAAGGCAGAAACAAGCGCATATATCTTAATATTCAAGGCTTATCTACCGACAATCCTTGAAATCCTGCTTACTTTTATTAAAGTGAGTACAACTCTTAACAGGACTTGCTTAAAATATTCTAAAAAGAATATTTATGCAAGTGTTTATTCTTTTTTTTAAATTCACATAACAATAATTAAATTAAGTTAATATAACTTTATTCATAGATTACTTGGTTTGATGTGGTTCCGTTAATTAGACCACTCAATCTAGTTTTATAAGTGATAAATCC